ATGACGATATTAGTCTGCCCGAGGCGCCTTTGTGTGTATTCGGATGAAGATCGGCCAGCAACATTGAACTTCCTTAACATGATTGATGTAGTTGTGTTAAAGAGGGATAGTGAGTTGACGATTGACTTGTCTAAGGTTGAGTACGCTAGCGCATCAGCCACTGTTTTACTTTTTGCTATAGTGAACCGAGCACAGCTGATTGCAAAAGTTCAGAGCCAGATCCGTTTCAAATTCCCTAAAAAAGAAGACAATTTAGAAGGGCATAAGTGGATAGTTCAGACAGGGCTCTCTGCAGCTTTGGTTGCTAACACACAGAAAAAACTGGAGATGCTAACCAAAGAAAAAAGGTACTATCAGTCGGCTGTTGAGCCCTTTGAACACTGGTTAAATACTGTATCTACCATTCAAGAAACTGCACTACTAAATGCTGATGCTTTCTCTTTAATGAGCTCAGCATTGAACGAAGCGATACTCAACGTGTCCTACCATGCATACGAGCACCACTCATTCAAAAGCCAGCTTGAGAGTTTGGGGGGGAAAAGATGGTGGCAATGCTCTTGGTACAACAAAGAAGAAAACTTAGTAGTTTTCATCATTTGTGACTTAGGTTTAGGGATCCACAACTCGTTTGCTACAGTTTTCGACAATCTTCCAGTAAGCGAGATTTCATCTGTGTCTCTGGCACTATCCTCCGGACATTCAAGGCATTTAAATGCTGGACGTGGCAATGGTTCTGAGGATATAAAAAGGCCTATAGGGTCTGGTTGTGCGGAGTCCGAATCACTACTAGTACTAACTGGACACGCCAGATACCGCTATAATTCAACTGATGGGAAGCCTCGTTGTGAATGGCTTTCAGAAAACATACCGGGGACCTTGATTGAGTGGGCATTGGTTCCGAGGAGAGGAGAAGATGATTAACATCGTCATAGCTAAGGACTTTTCGAAAACACCTTTTGGTCGATTCATGTCTGACAGTCCTTATAGTGCTGAAAAATTCCGCAAAGATTTCTTGGTGCCAGCGTTACGTTCTGGTGAGCAAGAGGTTGTTGTTGATTTTAACGGCATTGCTCTGGGCGTAGGATCTTCATTCCTCGAAGAGGCATTCGGAGGGCTTGTTCGGAAAGAAGGTCTGACTAAGCAAGGCTTAAAAAGCCGGCTTGTCATCAAAAGTGAGATGCCTTTCTACAAGGAACAAATTGAGCGCTTCATAGACAATGCGGAACCTGAGCGAGCATAAGGATAAACGTTAAGTGGTTAATCAACCTGTTGGGCTACTCCAGTTAGTAGCCCAAAATGCATGGATGTTTAGTTGTACAAGCATTGTTCTTGTCTTTGTTGGCTGGAAAGTTACGTATAGTAATTCGTCCCGTCTTGCCACCCGCTCCGAGACTAAGTCACTCGTTGATGCATTAGCTAAAATCGTCAATGATATTGCTGATGTTTCAATCGATTTTTGGATAAATAAATGTCAAAACGGTCAGGCATCCGCAATATATAGTCATGGCATTAAAATCCAAAGCAAGAGGAAACAAGATAAATCGACCTATCGGCTTTTCGAAATGAATGTTTTTGCCAAAATGAATCAAGCTTATAAGTACATTAGCTTGTTGGAAGCTAGAGGAATTGATTTTGATAATTCTTGGCTTTCATTGTATCCCGAAAAAGTTACATTGGACTGCGAGTCTGCCCACCAAATGGATCTGTCGGTGCGAGCTACTCGAGTGCAGGAAATTTTAGGTGTTTCCCAAGATACGATGAATATGCTTTACGAAGCATTTCAAAAAAGTCATCCCCCATCAAAGGGGATGACTATTGTTGAGTATGTAAAAAAAGAGCGAATGAAAATCGATGAATGGCTCCGTTCACTTAATTGATTTGTGTTGAGCCTCTAGTGGAAATTCTAAAGTTGGAGATATCTTGACTTTCCTATCATAAGCGGATACTTGCCCTTCAGTTTTATGTCCAGAAAATAGCTGTTTATCTCTACTACTACCATCATAATCTGAGATCGCTTTAGCCTTGATGTCATGAAAAGTGCCAGGGATTTCTCGCCCTAGACTCAATGCAGCAGCCTTTTTCGCATTGTTCCACCAAGTATTGAACGTTTTTTTGTTCATCCGCCCACCGCTAGGTGAGGGGATTATGTATCCCGCTGCTGACTTATTCGCAAAATGCCGGTGAGCTAAGGCGATAGCAGCCTGCAATCGAGGCGTCCATTTCTTGATCTGTTTCTTGCCTGTTTTATTCTGCTCGATGAAAATTCCATCGGCGCGCAGATCTGGAATTTTCAAATCAAATACATCCCCCTCTCGCGCTGCACACAGATACGAGATCTCCATAGCTACCTGCACTTCTGGCCTGGCGATTTCATAAATAGCCAGGTAGTCTTCATCCGGTATATATACGTCTCTATCTACAAGCGTAAATTTCCTGATGCCCCGGCATGGATTCCCCTTCACATAGCCTCTTTCAAATCCCCAACCAAAAACCCGCGACATACTTGAGACCTCTTGATTGGCTTGGTTCTTACTGGCTAACCCCCGCTTGTCCATAAAAATTCTGACCTGCTCAATCTTAATTTCATCAGCCCTCATTTTTCCAAATACTGCGAGTAGTTTTTTCTGATGCTGGGCGTAATCTTTTTGAGTTCGAGCAGCCAGTTCGGTAAACGTTGGGCTGTCGAGAAACATTCCCCACAATTTTGAGAAAGTCATTACGTCATGATGTTTCGATTTTTCTTTCTCATAATTAGCCCAAAGTTTCGACATGCTGGTTTCACGTATTTTTCCCAGCGTAATGCTTTTTTTAGTTCCCTTTGGCTTCCAAACATAGCTGTATTTGTTTTTTGTTACCCGAGGCGGCAGTTGAGCATCCTTCGGATTTTTACGTGGTCGTCCCATAAATGGCGTCGAAGTCAGGTTCTGTTGCAACATATTCGTCAACCTTTGGTAATTCAGAGATATTCGGTGCCAGGTTTTTTCGTAACACTATTGGCCTGTTTCTACCGTCAGTAGTAAACGGGATGCCATGGCAGCGAAGTTGGCGCTGCTGCTCGGTATAGCGTCGATAACCTGTTACTTCTGCAATTTCCGCAGGTGACAGTGTGAGTTCGTACATGGCTATCACCTCCGATAGCCAGCCAGTTAAAGATAACTGGCTGGTGGGTAGAATGCTGAAATTGGAAAATCAGTTTGAAGTAGCGGTTAGTCGCTGCCAGATAACCGAAACGTATTTGGCTTGGTGCCGGGCGTCGGCCAGTGCATTATGCTGATCGCCAACAAATTGGATTTTGTAGCGCGGCTCACATCCGACGGATTTACCGAGCTCGACTATGGTACGCACATCGCGATCGTTAACGAACCTCCACGGGCAGTCGATACCTGTTCGGTCGTAAGAGCTGCGCAAGATAACGTTATCGAAAGTGGCACCATTTCCCCAAACCTGAATGCTCGCTGGGCCATTGGCTGCATTCTCGCTAATAAAATCATTCAACTGGAGCAGGGCGTCATCAAGAGGAATAGCGTCATCCATCGCGATAGCCGATCGGGCCTCTGCTGACTGCTTGAGCCACCAGATAATAGTGCTGGCCTCTGGCACACCGCCCCATGCCATTGCAGACTCAAGACTTACCGCTTTATAGAAATCCGGGCCCAGCTGGCCGGTGGCGGGGTCAAAAAATACCGCGCCAATCGAGACTATCGGAGCATCAGGGCCGGAGGCCATTGTCTCCAGATCGACCATGAGGTGAGTATAAAGCGGATCTGAATTTTGAATCCGGGTATCATTATTTACGGGATCTGCCTTTTCACGATCCACAGTACCGCTTTCACTCGCGACCATTCCCGCTTCGCCCGGCGCCGGGACAGCTCCAGTTTGTTCTTCATTGCTGACAGCTTCTTCCATCGGCACATTGTCCGCGTCCTCAGTTTCGGTGGTAACTTCTGCTGGTGCTGGTGCTGGTGCTGGTGCTGCAAGCCCTTCAATTGTGAAAATGCCGCCGCCCGCGTTGGCTAACTTGGGCTGGTTATTTTCTGCTGGTTCATCCGGCTGCAGGCGATTTACCTCTTCCGCTGCGTCGAGTTCCGGGACGTGCCGTGCGGCCGCCAGCGTTTCGGGTGTCGGGTTTGCGTGATTCGTTTCGGTCAGATTTGCGCAGATATACCCACGCAATCTATCTGGGAAAGGTGTTAAATGCTCCTCTGCACTACGGATTAGAGCAAAAATCGCCGCGCGCGAGTAATCCAGGATCCCCGGAGTCGCTCGCAGTGCGACAGACCATTCCTTAAATGGACTCTCTTTTTTCTGCACAATCTCTTTTGCGCGCCGATAAATACTGCCCGGCAGGTCATAGATATTGAAATCCATTGGCAGGGTTGCCAACGCAATTTCCTTGTCGAGGACGTCGAAGGTATGCACCAGGTCCGGGTTACGATCTGTCTGGTTGCCGCCGCCAGCGTTTGCGCCCGAGTTGTTACGCTGCACAGCAGAAATCCGGTTCCCGTTAGCCCATTCACGAACCAAAATGCCGCGGTCGATATGGTCATGCTCAAGCCAGAGCTTAATAAACGTGATCAGTGTTCCCAGCTCATGCCGTTTATCGACAGGGAAAACCTTTTTCACAGCAGTGGTAACCTTCCAGAGACCGTGAAGGTCATAGTCTTTGAGCTTCGGATTGTTCTCGGCCGCCAGTAACAGATTCTGGATATAGTTGTTATCGGTATCCATCTCCAGATCGGCGATCTGGCATTTTGTTGGCCAGCTGATATGGGAGGCATGTTTCTCTTCTGTGAGAAACTGCGCCAATAACTGCACCCTGAAAGGGAGGAGTGCCAGGTTATAAGTTAAGTTTTCATCAGCTGTTGACAATGGTGTGGAGTGGATAGGCTGCTCCTGCTCCTGCTCCTGCTCCTGCTCCTGCTCCTGCTCCTGCTCCTGCTCCTGCTCCTGCTCCTGCGCAGCGAGAGAAGCAGCTATCTCTATTACGGTCTTCTGCCAAGTAGTTCCGTTATCATAATCGTAGCGATCGCACCAGGTGTCATCCAGTATCCCTTCGTCTGGGAGGTCATCTACTACAGGAAAGTTAGTACGAATCGGCAGCTGGTGGTCGGCGCCGCGGCCGGTTTCAATTTCAGCGTCCTCCAGAATATCGAGGATCTGACGGTCAGCGCGGGAGTCTGATTTTGCAGAGAACCAGCAAAAGAAGCTTTTAGCATTGGCGGCTTTTGCTTTGGCTTTAATGAGATACGCATACGTGTTCATTGCGTTCGGGTTCCTTTAGGTTGTAAGATACCCGGGACTTTGATAGCTCCCCTTGGGTAGTGGTCATTGTTCAAAACTCGATTCCGGAAAGCTTTGGTCGGCTGACCGGCGTACAAACCCGCTTCGGCGGGTTTTTGCGTTATTGAGGGTCGCGCCCGTAGCCTGGATGATCCTCTAATGCGTCGTTTAAGATGGTTTTAACTTCGCAGTTAGGAAGTAGCTGTACCGCCTGCTTGATAGCAGTCCCAAATGCTTCTGCAGCAAGTTCAAATTTGCTGGCAAGTCGGTTCGCTTCGTCCGCCTGCTCTTCAACAGCATCCATCTCGAACTGATGCTCCTGCCACACTTCATTTAGCACATCGTCCTCGACTTCTTCACGCAGTGCCTCTTTGACCTCCAGCACCGGGAGAACGCCAATCAGTTGCTCTGCTGGCGCGCTACTGAATCGCAATGCCAGTTCATTTGCTGCCATATAAACCTCCGGAAAAAGGCCCGCCGCTTGACGGGCAAAAGAACATTTTCCAATTTAACCAGAACAGGTCTTCGTCTCCTGTTTGGTTACGATGGCGGTATTACCATCATCATGCTCTGTGCACCGGGCATGGGGCTGGCAACAGCCATTATTCAAAACTCGATTACTGATGAACTGCTGGCTGTTGGTCGGCAGCCGGATCGCCTTTCTGGGCGAGGAAGTAGCAGATGCGGCGAATGACGGCCCAAAATATGGGCAGACGTACTGCCTGGCATCTCGATGGATTGCGTGCAAAGTCTGTCATGTTGAATTTCCTTTTTTGCCATTAAAGGCAGGCTGCCTGAACGTTGAAACCTGCTGCGCATTGTCATTGCCATCTCATCCGGTGCTTCGTATGCCGCCGGCAGCTACTGCGTGGGCTTCCTGCCTTGATGACTTGGTGCGAACTGATTAAAGCATCACTTTATAATTTTTGTCAATTATAAATTTAATGTGAGATAAATTTTTACTTTATGGGGTGGGAATTTACTGAAGAGGAATTTTGGACATAAAAAAACCGGCTTTCGCCGGTTGATTGCAGATAGCTCAAAAGCTGTTAAACGTCTTCAGCACTTTTGAATCTACCACGCAAATATTTTTCAACATAATCATCAAGTTCTTTTAGTCTCATCTGGAACAGATCGACCATTTTCTCTTGTTCAGACTCGGGCAGCTGCCTGAAGAGTTGCAGCATTTTTGCTTCATTGGGCTTGAGCCCTGCGCTTTCAGAAACCTCTTCACCTAGCAACCAGGTAACCGACACCCCAGCAGCCTCAGCAATCGATATTGCTGATTTTTTGCTGATCGCACCGTTTTTGAACCAGCCGTTGACCGCTTGCGGGGTAACCCCTGCAAACCTAGCCATATCTGCTTTGCTGATGCCGCGTTTTGTCAGTTCCTCAAGACGAGATACCAGCTGTTCGCTACGTTCATTTTTTTGTTTCATGGGCACATTGTAAACGTTTGGTTTACTCTTCCAATAAATTATAAATTTGCATTCAATGTAAAGTTATGCTTTATTTGCATCATCAAAACGAGGAGAACAACGCATGACAGCTCTTGATAGCGCGATTAAAGCAGCTGGCTCCGCCAACAAACTGGCAACTGCAATTGGCGTCAGTGGCATGGCAATTAGCCAGTGGAAAAAGAAGTGCAACGGGATGGTCCCTGCTTCACGGGTATTGCCAGTTTTTAAAGCAACTGGTGTGACACCTCATGAACTCCGCCCCGATCTGTACCCGAACCCAACTGACGGACTTCCTGTGGAGACCAAGCCATGCAATCGCTGACATGTGAACATCATAACCAGCGCAGCGGGGTTGCGCTGAAACCGCAAAATCAGTTTCAAGCTCGGCGCCGGGATAGCATGAAATGCCGCCGTCTGCTCGACGCGGTTCGTGACTGGGAGGGCACTCTGCCAGGAAAAACGCAGCAAGATGACATCGCCCGGCTGGTGGCTGAGCGCTGGCTTGCCGTTGGCGGCCGCGGCATAACCGTCAATAAACAGAATCTCTTCCGTTACCTTCGAAATGAGGGCGGCTCAGAGAAGTACACCGGCTATGTGATGCAGTTGTCTGAAGCGATTATCACCGCGATGCCCTTGGCGATCGCCAAGCGCTACGGCTGGCGCCGGGACGAAAAGACCAGCCCTGAGCTGGTGGCCTCCTCGATGAAAGAGGACGTTGAAGCACACCAGGCCGTTCTGCTGGGTTTGCCAATAGCTGTTCAGGTTAAAGAGCTGCTGGAGTCTATTTCAGCCAAAACAGCAATGCTTCCATCAGATATTGCCGGGCCGCTGCTCGCGACGCTTAGCGCGATTGCCCCACAAATTTTTTAATCGAGTTTTGACCAATGACCAATAAAACAACAGCGCCAAGGGGTGAATCATGACAACTCCTTTGCCTAAGGCGAAGCCAAAGAGTAAGGCAAGCAATGAGCCTTACCGTAAGGTGAAGATCACGATGTGGGATGACCCCAAATTTCGCGCTCTGTCGCCTTTGCAGCCTGGCGGGCAGAGCTTATTTATTTACCTGCTGACAGGGCCGTTCACAGGGATTATTCCTGGGCTATTCAAGGCCGGTCGCGCGGCTTTGGCCGAAGAGCTGGGCTGGGAAGTCGAAGCCTTCGACTTAGCCTTAGGAGAAGCCAAATCACTTGGGATGGTCAAAGCCGACATCCAAGCCCGAGTTTTTTGGCTGCCCAACGCTGCCAAACATAACCCGCCAACGTCAGTAAATGTCATCAAATCGTGGGTGCGGGCGTTCGAATTGCTGCCCGAATGTGACCTCAAATATGAGGCGTTGGAATCCTTGAAAGCCGCGTCGCATGGGGTTTCACCCGCTATGGGTTTGGCTTTCGATAAGGCTTTCGCTTTGTCTCGCCCTTTGTCTAAGGATAAGCCTAGTCCTTTGCCAAGAGGTATCCAGAAAGCAGTAAACAGTAAACAGATCTTAAACCCCTCTCTTAGCGCGGGCGCGAATGAAAACGCTGGCCAAATATTTCCGCCAGCCGAGCCTGTTGCTCCGCGGTACCTGGATGGGATGGACGAACCGATCGGAAAATTCAGCATGGCTGACGGCTGGCTGCCATCCGGGGATTTCCGGCAGCGGGCGGCGCAGTGGGGGATTAACTTGCCAGAGCCGGATTATCTGCCAACTGAGCTGGCAGAGTTCATCGCCTACTGGAATGCCGAGCAGAAAGTTTTTACCCAAATCCAGTGGGAGCAGAAATTTGCGCGGCACATCGTGCACGTAAGAGCGAAGAAGAAACCTGAAACCGGAGGAGTGACGTATGCAGGAGTTCGACCAGAGCCAACAGCATCCCGAGCTGTTCAGCAGATCGACGCAGCCTACGAGAGCTGGTGTCGCAGAAACGGGATTGATGGCGGTGAAAACGGCATGGCAGCTGTGGAGGGTGATGGGCGAGGTGTTCTCGAACCGCTGGACCCAGAAGAATGGCGCGGAGCCCTCGGCCCTGTGGATAGCCCAGATCGGTTCGATGACTGATAGCGAGATCAAGCTGGTTTGCCAGCAGTGCATGGAGCGCTGCGCTATGGGAAATACCTGGCCGCCAGACCTGGCAGAGTTTGTCTCTCTGGTATCCGAAAGCGGGGCTAACCCGTTCGGGCTGACGTCTGAAGGAGTGATGGACGCGTACCGGAAGTGGCGCAATGAGTCATACCGCTACTCCGGGAGTGATAAATATCCGTGGCCGCAGCCGGTGCTGTACCACATCTGCATCGAGATGCGCAGGGCTGGCGTCGAGCGCCAGATGACCGAAGGGGAGCTAAAAAAACTGGCAGAAAAATTACTGACTAAGTGGACCAAGCACGTAGGCAATGGTTTCAGCGTGCCGCCTATACGTCGCCAGCTTGCTGCACCACACCATCCTGCCGGGCCAACGCCTGCGCAGATTTTGATGGAAGAGTACAAGCGTCGTAAAGCGGCTGGATTAAGCAACTAACGAGTTTTGACCAATGACCAATACAGTAAAAATCAATCAGATAGACCGGGTGGCGATTGCCGTACGCCACATGCCTGGCTGCGTTATTCGCGACATCTGTGAAGCCCTGGATGTTTCCGCCAGCACGGCCTGTAACTTTCTCAGGTCGCTGACACGCAAGGGCATTATTACCCGCAAGCACAACGGCACGCAGTATGCCTACACCGCAGCAGAAGGCGCCAGCATACCGGACGTGGTGCTGCCCTTCATGCTGGAAAAGGCCAAAGATCCTGAGAAGCTGCAGGCAGTAGAGGCGCTGGCACAGGAGCTTGAGATGAAAGGTTTCTGGCGTCGGGCGGCCACACAGTACACCAGTGCTATGAATATGGCCTGCAACTCCAATGAGATGTTGCGCCTGTGCCAGCGCCGGGATGCTTGCTACCGGCGTGCGGCGAGGAGGGCATGATTATGGCCAGTAAAAACCTCTGGAAAATCGTGAACGCAATGCGGGTGCAGGGAGAGATAACGCCGAGGGAAGTTAAAGCGCTGGTGGACTGCGACTGCAAAAAAGCCAACCGTCTGCTTGAGCACCTGGTACATGTCGGCGTGCTATCCAACGTTGGTCGGCTCTATCACCCGGTTTACCGGCTGCGCCGTGGCGAAATTAACCTCAAGCCGATTAAGCCAGCAACAGAAAAGCCAAAGCGTCAGCGCGTGAGCATCACAGAGCAGTGCCGTCAGAGCTGGCAGGGGTATCAGGTCCATAAAATATTTGGGAGTGCTAAATAATGAATAAACAAAAAAATCATCTCGGAATCCTATTAATTAAGGCGGGAGATATTTCTCATGGCTAATTCATTCAAGCAAATGATTAAATCCGGAATTATCAAGCGTCCCGATTCTGGGATGTTCATTAGTCTTGACGATATTCACGTTAAAGAGGGTTTCAATAAACGTGAGGATGACGATCGCACCCGTGCAGCAGACGATGATCTGTTCAACTATCTGAGCAAAGGTGGCACAGTCCCTCCGCTGGAGTGTATTGCGCGCGATGAAGGTGGTGTATGGGTTGTCGAAGGTCACAGGAGGCGCCGCGCTTACGCAAGGTGTCGTGATGCCGGAAAGCCGGTAGACCGTATCCATATAATGCCGTTCGTAGGTAACGATGTGCAGCGCCTGGCTCGAATCATGACCAGTAATAATCAGCTTCCGCTTACCCCTCTTGAGCAGGCCGCTGTTGTCCAGGAAATGACTACAACGTTTAACCTGTCTATCAGTGAAATAGCGAAACTAGTTCACAAGTCGGCGCCGACCGTTGAAAAGCTCCTGGCACTCAGCACAGCCAATCATGATGTGCAGCAGGTCGTTAAATCCGGCGACGTGTCTGTGACGGTAGCCGTCGATAGGGTTAAGGAACATGGCGACAAGGCTGGAGAGGTTCTCAAAAATGATGTGGCAGCCGCTAAGGCGTTGGTCGCCAAGAAAGTAACTAAACGCATTGTCGCCCCGGAAATCAGCGTCAAGAAAGCGCGGCGGCTGGTTGAGCTGATGGCTATTGCGAAAATCACAGATGATGGCGTTATGACCCTGGACGGCATCGACTTGGCCGAAGCGCTGGACATTATCGACGAACAGAAACGCATCGCGGAAAACCGCATGCAGCTTCGCGAGAAGGCATCCAAATGAGCACTATCACAGCATTACCAGTGGAACGCGACCAGTACGGTTACTGGACTCACCCTCTTTACGATAAGTTTTGCGATGGTCGGGAGCACATATCGACCGAAGAGTTTAACGCCTTGCTTGAAAAAGTCGGACTGGAATGGACGGTCATTTATCGCGACGAGGATGATGTCTATCCTGCCGTCGATGGTTACGACATTTCCACTTGGCAACCTGAAATGCCTGATGGGGATGGTTGGTTCGTGGGCTCGATTCACGACACTGAAGACGGCGCGGTGTGCATTTGGCTTAGGAGCGTGCAGCATGACAACTGATCTCACCAAACTGGAGCAGAGCCTGAAACGTCGAGCTTATTCAGCAAACGAGTTTGGAGAGAGCTTGTACGTAAAAGCCGATGACGTCCTGGCACTGATAGAGGCGTTGGAGGCTAAAAACGCTGAATGTCATCGACTGTCCGACGAGCTGCGTGGAGCCACAGCGCACGTAGCGCTGCTGAAAATCGACGCGCGGGAGCTGGTAAAGGAAGCTAGGGATAAAGACGCGCGCATAGCTGAGCAGACTGAAACTATCGCAAAACAGGAGAAATGGATTAGGGGCATTGAGGAGTCGATGATCAATGCAAACGACAGGGCTGAAGAGTGGGAACGAAAGGCAATCAGCAATTTTGAAGCATGCTCCGAGCTGCAATCCCGCGCAGAGTCTGCTGAAAAATGCCTTTCAAACTTGGCTACTGTATCTCGGAGATATTTGCCGCGGTGCCGCCGCCGTTCGCCGAAGCGCTGATGCGTGCGAATTTACCAGAAATGTGTAGGGCAAAAGAACTGGCAGCATAACTAAGCCCGCTTCGGCGGGTTTTTAGTTTCACAGCGAAAACATCTTTATAAACAGCAGTATGGTATTCACAAAACGTGCCCTCAAAAAACTTGAATCTTACTTGTTGTAGGTATACTGTATATTTATACAGTAAATGTTTGAGGGAGGATTTATGAAAGTTGAGGTCACAATTGATCGCACCAAAAAATTGCCGGACGGGGCGGTGCCTGCGCTTGAGCTGGAGCTTAAGAAGCGTATCGATAAAAGCTATGCTGATTGCAAGCTTACCGTCCGGCGTGCCGGCTCTGACGGCCTGAATATCGTTGGAGGAGAAAAGGCGGACAAAAAACGCATCGAGGAGATCCTGCAGGAGACCTGGGAAAGCGCAGATGAGTGGTTTTATTAATCAGCTGTGGATTTAATTTCAGGTTTATAAGAGGGGACTCGGGGTGGAAGTAAAAGATTTACCAAAAAAGGGTTACGCAGTTATCAGATGCCACGATGGGGTTATCGTTGCCAAACTGCATTCATTTCCGGAGTGCCAGCGTGCGCTGATGTATCGCCGTGGCGGTATGGTGTCGTTTATGCCGTTGGCCGAGGATGAGATTATTGGCACGCCGACCCTGTTCACGCAGATGCTGGAGAAGGCTGGTTACCGCGTTGCTGAGAACTCTGGTATTATCCCGTCATAGGCCTGAACACCCTATACCTGCTGCGCCACTGGAGAGACACCATGGCGCAAAACCACATTCAAAACACCCCACTCCTGACGCCGTCCGGCGCCAGCGGTTTATTCATGCCGAAATCCCCGCGGGGTGATGCATGAAGCGAACCTGGTTTCAGCATACCGACCTTACATCTGAGCAGATTGATGATCTCGAGAGACGGTACCGCAACAATAACGTTAAGACAGAGCGATCGCTTAGTAACGACTTCATTCACTGGACGCTGAGCGCATATTTGCTTGAGTCAGAACAAGCGCCGCGTCCGGACCGCCGTTTTGAGCAGCGGTTCTGGGGGGGATGATGGAAACGCTGACGCTATCACTACCATTTCCGCCAAGCGTAAACGCTTACTGGCGCGCGCCAAACCGCGGCCCGTTGAAAGGCCGGCACATGGTTAGTGCCAAAGGGCGCGCTTATCAGGCGGAAACCTGTGCCGCCATCTTTGAGCAGTTACGTCCGCGGCCACATACTCTGGTGGGGCCGGTTTCAGTAATCGTCACCCTATACCCTCCCGACCGCCGACGTCGTGACCTGGATAACTTCAACAAAGCGCTGTTTGACGCCCTGACGCGGGCCGGAATCTGGCAGGATGACAGCCAGATAAAACGGCTGCTACTCGAATGGGGCCCGATCACTCCAAAAGGGCAGGTTATCGTCGCCATCTCAGCCTTTGGAGCGGGGTCATGATCCGCGCAATACTGACGGCAGAGGTCGTCCGCACCATGGGGATTGTGCTTCTGAAGCCGGGGCGTGAACTAATGCCGCTGTTTTCCCATGGACGCATTCTGGTTGAGTCGGTTCCCCAGAACATGGCTTCCCTGGCGCCGGGCCGAATTCCGGACGCCCGCCAACCGCTGGCAAACGATCCTGAAATTGCCGGTTTCTTCATTGATGAGCGAGTCATTCGTGCCGCTGGTGGTATTTCCGGTCTTGAATACTGGCTGGAAAATCGGCATCGCGAATGTCAGTACCCACACTCTGAGTACCATCACGATGAGCTGGTCACGATGCGGTACCCGCCTGGCGCGATATGTGTTTGCTGGCATTGCGACAACAAGCTGCGCGACCAGGCGACTGAGCTTCTCGCCAGAATTGCCAGGGAAAACTTAATCGAGTGGATTATTGAAATAGTTCTGCGCGATCTGGGATATAGCCGGGAGCGTGTGCTATCTGTTGCGGAGCTGTGCTGGTGGGCGTTAACTCACGGAGCATTAGAGGCTATTACCGAGTCTCTGGCACGGAAGGCGCTACGCTTAGCCAATGAGCCAATCCCTTCAGTCTGGCGTGAAACTGACATTCTTCCAACAGAACTGGCCACCAGCATTCTGAAGCGGCACACCGACAGCTATTCCCCTGATCCCGCTCTTCAGGAGCCTGTGCTGGATGCGCCCATAACACCACTTATTGTTGATCCTGAGCCTCCAGCGTCATTTTTCAAAAAGCCAAAGCGGATCCGCTGGGAAAACCAAAGCTATCTGGCGTGGGTTAAATCGCAGCCATGCGAATGTTGCCGTCAGCCGGCAGATGATCCTCATCATCTGATAGGTCACGGGCAGGGTGGCATGGGGACGAAGGCGCACGATGCGTTTGCTATCCCACTCTGCCGCCGTCACCACAACGAACTGCACAATGACCCGGTTAAATTTGAGCGTAAATATGGCTCGCAACTCGAAATGTTAAAGAACGTACTGGACCGAGCCTTTGCGCTTGGCGTTCTCGCGTAATAAGGAGAAAAAATGACACCGCAGCAACGCCGCAAACATGTTGCAGCTCTTAATGAAGTAGCGAAGGCAACTCATAAGCGCTATCTGGGGAAATCCGTGTTACTGACAGGTATTCAGTCAGGATGGATTAAATCTTTGCTGACTATCTGGGGCGATAATGTCAGGGGCGGGACAGCACCGCGAATACCAAAAGGTCATGCTTGCTGGCGAGGCATTAAAGGGGCCTCATGGTCAGATAAGGCTCTTGAGCGTTTTACCGCTGCACTTTCTCAGGCACGGGAGGAAGGGTATCGAGGGCAGCAGGCGCTGAGTCGGGCGCACTCTATTTTATGGCCGAAGCCTGCCACTAATCTGATCGACAGTGCGCTCAATGATGATGATGCTGATTTCGTCGAGCAGTGCGTGCTGGAGTCATTCGAAACGACGGACCCGGTTTATGTCGTGGGAGTTGGGTTTTACACGACGCGTAAGAAAATCTCTGACATTAGCCGAGAGCTGCAGCAAATGGCGCCATGGTTGTCCTCTGATGAGGCAAGGAGACGCGTTAAATGGTGTCTTGAGATATTTCAGGCAAAAGTTTTTTTAGTTGCAAGACATGAGCTGAGAAAATAAAAATGAACAAAAAGTGCTATTTTGAATTATTGATATTGAATTCGCGCTAAAACTTCTGATAATTAGGGCATGCTTAGCAGAGCTGCGCCACTCGGCAGCGACCAAAAGCGACAATTTGAACATAACGAGAACCCCGCCACCGCGGGGTTTTTGCTTTTCGGCGATACGACAGGGGTATTCGCGAGGTGCATTGCATCAGTACCCCTGTCATATCGTCGATAATTATCATTGACAGGGATTGCCATTTGTTAAACATGGTTATTTTTACGCAATAGTCGCTGTTTGCCTCTTCACCGTTCTTACTCTAGACTGTAAAAATGCCGCAGCTAGCTCTTAGGTAAGGAACATCAGCCTTCGAAGCTGTACTATGGGTTAAAGTCTTTAGTGGCGAACCATTTTGAATGAACGTTGACTATAAGCAGTTTTACCTTCCCGGCTATAGCGTTCATTCAAAAGCGCCTCATGTTGTCCAAAGAGCCTCGGGTGGCTTGCTGGTTGAGGCGCCTCTTCAGGTATAGACATTAGTCTCACTTCAGTTTTGTGCTATCTTTATTCATTAACGGAATAAAAAATGGTATGCGTTTATGATGTTGCTGGAGACTAATGACTCTGCTTTTCCTGACATGGTTATCTCCGACCTTGTCCAGTGGATTGAGTCCGACCTGACACGCTCGATGTCCATAAGCGAAGTTGCCAGGAGGTCCGGGTATTCATATTGGCATGTGCAACGCTTATTCAAGAGTTCCACTGGATATAATCTTGCTGGCTATATTCGGGCGCGAAGAATGACTGTCGCAGCTGAGCTTATTCGGAAAGGTGAGCTTAATATTACCGCTATTCTTGTGCAGGTGGGGTTTACGGATAGTTCCACTTTTTGCAAATCCTTTCAGCGGTATTTTGGCATTCCTCCATCTGCTCTCAGGAACAGCTCACTGGACTTAACTGACAAAATGATCGCACCTTATTGTTAGCTTGCTGAGTGCTTATTCTTTAAATGAATATCCTTGAAGTGAAATTCTGCAATTGATGTGTAAATTTTTTTATTTCAAACTGGAGTGGCTAAGTTTTTCAATTAATATAGTGTTGATGGGTATCTCAGTCTCATCATCATTTACTCTTTACCTTGATTATCAGCCGGGAAAAATTTAACAACTAGGTGTGGCTTATTAAATTACCCCCCCCTGAAATAAATGTGAAGAGTCAATCGTTTGAGAGGCTCTGATGGTTGAGTAGAGATTTGTAGTATTGGGAATGCAGAAAACGCTCATCGGTTACAATTGATGAATAAGCGGGGGAGAGAGAAAGATAGCCACCTGTACCTCACCATGAATCAATTTGAGTATAGATAAAAAAAGGCCCGTAGGGGGAAATCCTGACTACGGGCAAAATCACCAGCGAACTTTATAAAGCTAGTGTTTTCCCTCAACTGTCTAAGCAGTCTCATCCAAAAACACCATATGTAAAATACAACTGAATTGGTCAAAATTCAATAAAGTTAATTAATTTCTGCTGCTTGGTGAAGGAGCGGCCCACTTTTAGCATTATTAACACTTATAACCTTTCTATAAATAATGGAATGCACCTTTAACTTTCAGCCCGCCCGATGCGAGGTGGAGACTATGAAAATGCCTGACAAAATCTTTTCTGCTGCCACGTACTGCACGTCAGGCGGCTTAATTTGCACGGGACTGGCACGTATGTATGACTGGTTTCACGGCCTCGACTGGAACTTCATCGCGCTGGCCAGCGGCGTGGTTCTCGGTATCGCGACATATTTCACCAACCTCTACTTCAAACGCCGGCAGACGAAAGCCTATGAGCAGGCTCTCGCCCGCGGCTACGTGACCTCTCCACCGCAGGATAACTGATATGGCATCGACCAGAGCAAAACTTAGCGCCGCGATGCTGGGACTTATTGCTGCTGGCACGTCGGCGCCGGTGCTGATGGACCAGTTCCTGAATGAGAAAGAGGGCAACAGCCTTGTCGCGTACCGCGATGGCAGCCAGGGCATCTGGACGATTTGCCGCGGAGCAACGCGCGTCGATGGCCGCCCGGTGGTGCAGGGTATGAAGCTGACGCAGGAGAAATGCGACGCGGTGAACGCTATCGAGCGCAATAAGGCGCTGGCGTGGGTGGATAAAAACATCCACGTTCCGTTGACGCCGCCGCAAAAGGTCGGCATCGCCTCATTCTGCCCGTACAACATCGGGCCCGGAAAATGCTTCCCCTCAACGTTCTACCAGCGCATTAACGCCGGCGACCGCCGCGGCGCCTGTGAAGCAATTCGCTGGTGGATTAAGGACGGCGGCCGCGACTGCCGGGTGCGGTCAAATAACTGCTACGGGCAGGTTTCCCGCCGGGACCAGGAAAGCGCGCTGACCTGCTGGGGGATAGGCGAGTGACCCTGCGTTATCGACTAATCCCCCTGGCTGTCTTGGCGGCCTTTATCGCCGGGATTCTCTGGGTAGCTTCCCATTACCATGACAAATGGCAGGAAGAGAAAACGCGGGCGGAAGCCGCTGAGAAGCGCGCAGACTCTTCCGAGGCCATAACCGCCAACGTCATCCGCGCCGTAACCATCATGAACATAATCACCGAGGCCAATCAGCATGCTAAAGAACAGATCGCACTGGAGTCATCGCGAGCCTCGCGTGACATCAAAGCTGCTGTTGCGGATGATGATTGCGCTAAGCGGACTGTGCCTGCTGGCGCAGCTTACCGGCTGCGGGAGTACGCGGACAGTTTACGTTCCGGTGCCGTACGTGCCGCTGCCGGCCAGCCTGACAGGTGAGACGCCGCAGCCGGAGATACCGGAGCCAATGACGTGGGGCAGTAGCCTGGACCTGAACGTCAGCCTGCTGTCTGCGCTGGCGCAGTGCAACCGGGATAAAGCGGATATAAGGGACATCGATCAGCAGCGGATAGCAGAACAAAGCATTGAGAAATGACAACTTTATCCGTGAGTGTGAAGCGGAAAATAACGCTGCATGCGGGCTTACTGTGTCATTTGTTCTGAAATTGACAAGGTCTTCCACCTTGACGGTCACCGGTATTACCTAACCCCTTCATTGAGGGGCTTAGGTAATACAAAAAAAAGCCCTGAACGGAGTGCCGTCAGGGCGAGAAATTATCAGGTCCGATTGCCAAGTCCGCACCAACCAGAGGGGGGAAATGCGGCTTAGCTTCTTTTAGCCTCAGCCCTGAGGCATCTGCCTGTTGAGTATAGGCAATCATTTCAGGAAATGAAACTGACCATAAAAAAATCCCCTGACAGTTTCCTGCAGGGGAAAGGAAAAAAGTATGCGTTTTGAATCTCACTACAAAGTAAGAGTAGATGGATACTGAATATTTTGCAGGAAATTTTACCGTTTAATTACCTTAACCCGAGAAGCGGAGGCATTAGTGAATAACCTCAAAATTGAATATGCAAATGGTGTACTGGTTGCTGTTGAACACAATGGCAGGTCCTATATGGATCTTCCACTTTCTGCGCTGCACTTCCGGCACGAAAAGAACCACAACCCATTTTTCAAGATCGAGGTTGAGGAAGGCGGCGAAAAGCATGAGCGCCTGAAAGAAGTATCCCCCGAGCTTCCCTCGGCGCCGGAGCCAATGCCGCCAGTGACAGAGGAGGCGGCGGTGAAAGAGGGGGAGTTAATGCCTCCCGCCGTTCAGCCGCCTCGCAAGCCGCGCCGTCATCGCCACAACCGCAACCGGAGTAACAGCAATGTTCAATCGTAATGACCTGACCATCTCAATGTTCTATGCATCCAGTACCAACGATGACGGCAGCAAAACTGCAGCTATCACGGTGCAGGTTAATGGCCCTGCTGCCACCGCTGTGCAGACCTCGCAGCTGCTCTGCGTCACTGATAAGGCAAAGGTGAAGACCTATGTCGTAGGCGAGCAGAGCATCAAAGACGGCTCGGACCCGCTGCTGGTAGCCATAGAAAACTACTGGCGTCAGAACACCCAGGCGGTCGTTGGGCAACTAATGAATGACGTGCTGGAGTTCATCGCAGGCAACGTCAGTCAGGGCACCACCTGGTTGGGGTTCAACGGACTGAAGGTGTTTGAAAATGAACCGCTTGAGAACCGAATTCCCGAAAGCGTTTTGAATGCTGACGGCGGAGCAAAGAGCGAATGATAATTATTATCGTCTCGGGTCCTTTCCGGGGATCTGACTCGTTACGGGGCGACGTCCGCGCAGGATTCCGCTATTCACGAGATTTTTCAGGGGTTTAGTTGTTGTTTTGTTGTTTGTAACTTTCTGTTTTTAAAGTGTTTTTGTGATTTAATATAACAACCTGTCGTCCGGGGCTCCTGATTGAGGGCTTGCTTACATAAATTTACATAACACTTGCGTAGCCGCTGACTTTTGCTGAGGAGGGAAGCAGGGTGGCCCATTTACTTAATAAAGGTGATATGGCCTCCTCTATTGGTATCTCCGTCCAGGCGTTTGACAAGTGGGGTGTCCCTCCAGTGGAGCGGCGTGGAAGGGAGGTCTTCTTCGACGTTAAAACCGTTCTGGAAATAGATCGGCAGCGCCAGCGACAAAATCAGCAAACGACCGGAGACAATGACGAACTTGAGACAAAACTGCTTCAGGCTCGTGTTGACCTGACCGAAGAGCAGGCAACTGCCCAGCGATTAAAAAATCAGATAGCAGAGCGTCGGGTTATTGATACCGGGTTCTGTATTTTTGCACTATCCCGCTTAGCCGGTGAGCTCGCCTCTGTTCTCGATAGTATCCCTTTATCGATGCAGCGTAGGTTTCCCGATTTTAATGACAGGCAGCTCATGTACCTCAAAGAGTTGGTCGCCAAGGGGGCTAACAAATGCGTTGAGTCGGCAGAAAAAATGCCGGAGTTTGCCGATGAATATTACCGAAGCACAGATGAGTAATCTGACTCGCGCTGTTTCAGATGGGCTTCTGGTCCTGCGCCGCCCGCTACCCATGACACCAGTAGAATGGGCTGACAAATATTATTACCTTCCAAAAGAGTCTGCATACCAGGAGGGGCGCTGGGAAACGCTACCTTTTCAGCGCGCGATCATGAATGCCATGGGAAGCGACTATATCCGTGAGGTAAATGTCGTAAAGTCCGCCCGCGTCGGTTATTCCAAAATGCTGCTCGGTGTGTATGCCTATTTCATAGAGCATAAGCAGAGAAACTCCCTGATTTGGCTGCCAACAGATGGCGATGCGGAAAACTTCATGAAGTCGCACGTCGAGCCGACAATCAGGGATGTTCCCTCACTGCTCTCGCTGGCTCCCTGGTACGGTAAAAAGCATCGAGATAACACTCTCAGCATGAAGCGCTTTTCTAACGGTCGCGGATTCTGGTGTCTGGGCGGTAAGGCGGCAAAAAACTACCGTGAAAAGTCAGTAGATGTCGCCGGTTATGATGAGCTGGCCGCGTTTGATGCGGACATCGAAAAGGAAGGGTCTCCAACCTTCCTCGGCGACAAGCGTATAGAAGGGTCGGTCTGGCCTAAGTCTATTCGCGGATCCACGCCTAAGGTGAGGGGGACCTGTCAGATTGAACGCGCAGCCAGCGAATCACCCCATTTTATGCGCTTTCACGTTCGCTGCCCGCACTGCGGTGAAGAGCAGTATCTGAAGTTTGGAGATAAGGAAACGCCGTTCGGTCTCAAGTGGCACCCGGACGATCCCTCCAGTGTTTATTATCTATGTGAACATAACGGTTGTGTGATCAGGCAGCAGGAACTTGATTTCAGCGAAGCAAGGTACATTTGCGAGAAAACCGGGATCTGGACCCGCGATGGTCTTGAATGGTATTCATCGACCGGGGCAGAAATAGACCCCCCTGACAGCGTCACGTTCCATGTCTGGACTGCATATAGTCCCTTCACCACCTGGGTGCAGATCGTAAAAGACTGGCTCAAAACCAAAGGGGACACCGGGAAGCGTAAGACCTTCGTTAATACTACGCTCGGGGAAACCTGGGAGCCTAAGCTGGGTGAACGGCCCGACGCTGAAGTGATGGCGGAGCGTAAAGAGCATTTCTCCGCTGCGGTCCCTGAGCGTGTCGCCTACCTCACCGCCGGCATTGACTCCCAGTTAGACCGCTATGAAATGCGTGTTTGGGGCTGGGGACCCGGTGAGGAAAGCTGGCTGATAGACAGGCAGATCATCATGGGCCGCCATGACGACGAAGAGACTCTGCTCAGGGTTGATGAGGCTATAAATAAGGTTTACGCCCGCCGGAATGGCGCTGAAATGTCCGTTTCCCGCATTTGCTGGGATATCGGCGGTATTGATCCCACCATCGTTTACAACCGCTCAAAAAAGCACGGGCTGTTCCGCGTGATCCCGATTAAGGGGGCATCCATTTACGGTAAGCCGGTGGCAAACATGCCGCGTAAGCGTAATAAGAACGGTGTTTATCTGACTGAAGTGGGTACTGATACCGCAAAAGAGCAGATTTACAACCGATTTTCACTGGTCGCCGAGGGGGACGAACCTTTGCCCGGCGCGGTGCATTTTCCCAACAACCCTGAGGTTTACGATCTGGCAGAGGCTCAGCAGCTAACCGCTGAAGAGCAGGTGGAAAAGTGGACTGATGGTAAGCGGAAAATCGTCTGGGACAGTAAAAAGCGGCGCAATGAGGCGCTCGACTGTTTCGTTTATGCCCTGGCGGCGCTGCGGATCAGCATCTCCCGCTGGCAGCTGAATCTTGAGTCTCTTCTGGCAAGCCTGCTGGAGGAGGAGGTCACCCGAAAAAATAACAAGACGCTGGCGGATTACGCCAGGGAATTAGCAGGAGATGAATAATGGCGACTCAGACCGATCTCGACGCTGCCCGCGCTGCGTTACATGAGTTGATGACGGGTAAGCGCGTAGCGACGGTGCAAAAAGACGGTCGCCGGGTGGAGTTTACCGCCACTTCCGTCAGCGACCTGAAAAAATACATCTCCGACCTGGAATCTCAGGTTGGAACCATTTCGCGGCGCCGGGGACCGGCGGGGTTCTATGCATGAAAATACCAGAATTGTTGGGGCCCGATGGTAAAACTGGCCTGCGGGAGTATGCCGGTTATCACGGCGGTGCTGGCGGCTTCGGCGGGCAGCTGCGGGCGTGGAATCCACCAAGCGAAAGCGCGGACGCTGCGCTGTTGCCTAACTATGCCCGGGGAAATGCCCGCGCTGATGATTTGGTGAGAAACAATGGCTATGCAGCCAACGCCGTTCAGCTTCATCAGGATCATATCGTTGGCTCTTTCTTCCGGTTGAGCCACAGACCGAGCTGGCGCTTTCTTGGCATTAGTGAAGAGGAGGCCAGAGCATTCTCACGCGAGGTGGAGGCGGCCTGGAAAGAGTTCGCTGAAGACGATTGCTGCTGTATAGATGTTGAACGAAAGCGCACTTTTACAATGATGGTCCGGGAAGGCGTTGCGATGCACGCCTTTAACGGCGAGCTTTGCGTCCAGGCAACCTGGGACACCAGCCCCTCTCGGCTGTTTCGGACCCAGTTCAAGATGGTCAGCCCTAAACGGGTCAGCAACCCCGGTAACATCGGTGACTCACGCAATTGCCGGGCTGGTGTGAAGGTGAATGATGCCGGTGCTGCGCTGGGATATTACGTCAGCGAGGACGGTTATCCTGGCTGGATGCCTCAATCCTGGACATACATACCGCGGGAACTTCCAGGCGGGCGCCCGTCATTTATTCATGTGTTTGAACCATTAGAGGATGGGCAAACCCGGGGGGCCAACGTGTTTTACAGCGTGATGGAGCAGATGAAAATGCTCGATACCCTGCAAAATACGCAGCTGCAGAGCGCGATCGTCAAAGCAATGTACGCGGCCACCATTGAAAGTGAGATGGACACTCAGACTGCGATGGATTTTATTCTCGGGTCCGATAATAACGAGCAGATAGGCAAGCTGACCGGATGGATAGGGGAAATAGCCTCTTACTACTCAGCGGCGCCGGTGCGTCTGGGTGGGGCCAAAGTTCCCCACCTTATGCCGGGTGATTCCCTCAATCTTCAGTCTGCGCAGGATACGGACAACGGGTATTCGACTTTCGAGCAATCCCTCCTGCGCTACATCGCGGCAGGGCTCGGGGTTTCCTACGAGCAGTTGTCGCGAAACTACTCCCAGATGAGCTATTCCACGGCGCGCGCCAGCGCCAATGAATCCTGGGCGTATTTCATGGGCCGCCGGAAGCTGGTGGCTTCCCGTCAGGCCTGCCAGATGTTTCTCTGTTGGCTGGAGGAGGCGATAGTCCGGCGGGTTGTCACTCTCCCCTCTAAAGCGCGGTTCTCCTTTCAGGAGGCCAAAAGTGCCTGGGGGAACTGTGACTGGATCGGTGCCGGGAGAATGGCGATAGATGGTCTGAAAGAGGTGCAGGAAGCGGTCATGCTGATCGAAGCCGGACTGAGCACCTATGAGAAGGAGTGCGCCAAGCGAGGGGATGATTATCAGGAAATCTTCGCGCAGCAGGTGCGGGAGAGCATGGAGCGGCGTGAAGCCGGACTCACACCACCTGCATGGGCGGCCGCTGCCTTCGAGTCAGGGCTGAATAAATCAACTCAGGAGGATAACGATGACGCCCGAGCTGCGTAATCTCCCGCACATTGCCAGTATGGCATTCAACGAACCACTGCTGCTGGAACCCGCCTACGCGCGGGTTTTCTTTTGCGCGCTGGCCGGGCAGCTTGGCATCACCCGGCTGACTGACACTGTATCGGGTACCACGCTGGATGCTGAGAAAATGGCGGAGCCGCTGATGCTTTTCGGTAATGATGAGGCGGGGCCGCGTCCGGTACGAGGTTACCAGGTGGAAAATGGTATAGCAGTGCTTCCGGTCGCCGGCACGCTGGTCAGTAAAACCCGCTCGCTGCAGCCTTATTCTGGTATGACCGGATACAACGGGGTGATTGCCCGCCTGCAGCAGGCCATCAGTGATCCGGAGGTCGACGGCATTCTGCTGGATATGGATACGCCCGGTGGCATGGTGGCCGGTGCATTCGACTGCGCTGACATCATTGCCAGGGCTCGCGACATCAAACCCGTCTGGGCACTGGCGAATGACATGAACTGCAGCGCCGGGCAGCTCATTGCCAGTGCCGCATCGCGCAGGCTGGTAACGCAAACCGCAAGAACCGGCTCCATTGGCGTCATGATGGCGCACAGCAACTATGGGCAGGTGCTGAAATCGCAAGGTGTGGAAGTCACGCTGATTTATAGCGGTGAGCACAAGGTTGATGGCAACCCTTACGAAAAATTGCCGAAGGATGTACGCGAGGCATTCCAGGCGCGTATCGACGCTACCCGGCAGATGTTTGCTGAAAAAGTCGCGGGTTACACCGGAATGTCCGTTCAGGCGGTGCTGGATACCGAAGCAGCCGTGTTTTCTGGTCAGGAGTCTGTCGATAGTGGACTGGCAGACGAACTCGTAAACAATACTGACGCGATCGACGTAATGCGTGAGGCGTTGGATATGAAAAATACTATCCATTATGGAGGAAGCATGAATAAACCTAACGCTGCGTCTGCGGCAATTAATCAACCCGTTGTGGCAACCAGTGATTCCTCTCCGGCCAACAACGAGATTGTTGCCACGCAACCCACCGCGCCTCTTACGCAGCAGGCGCCCGACGTTGCTGAGCAGATTAACGCTGCGGTGGCGGCAGAGAACGGCCGAATTATGGGGATCCTCAATTGCGAGGAGGCCCAGGGTCGCGAGGCCCAGGCCCGCGCGCTGGCCGAAACGCCCGGGATGACCGTTGAAACTGCTCAGCGCATTCTTGCGGCTGCTCCTCAAAGTGCCCAGGCGCGCAGCGAAACAGCGCTGGACAGGCAGATGGAATCTGCGCCTGGCGCGCTGTCCGCTAATACTCCGTCGTCTGATGAAGCCGACGATCTGTTGAACACTCCGGTTTAAGAGGCTCACATGGCTAACGTAGAAACTTTCACTCACCATCAACCGCTGGGTAATAGCGACCCGGCGCATACCGCTTACGGCGCCGGCGCTCTGGCGGCAGCAACACCAGCGATGACGCCGCTGATGCTCGATGCCACGTCAGGCAAGCTGGTGGCCTGGGATGGCGAACATGCTGGTGCTGCGAGCGGCATTCTGGCCATTAGTGCCGACCAGAACAGTCAGGAACTCACGTTCTTCAAGTCCGGTTCATTTCGCATCGAGGATGTTGCCTGGCCGGATGCTATCACCGACGAAGGCATTAAGCGCAATGCGTTTTCCGGTACGGCCATCAGCATCGTTTAACCCGGCCCTGACTTTAAAGTAAATCCACAACCTTTCATCCGAGCCGCTGCAGCGGCTTTTTTTACGGGAAAAATCTATGTCAATTTACACCACTGCTCAGCTGCTGGCGGTTAATGAGAAGAAGTTCAAGTTCGACCCTCTGTTTCTGCGGATCTTTTTTCGCGAGAGCTACCCTTTCACCACTGAGAAGGTTTATCTGTCCCAGATCCCCGGGCTGGTCAACATGGCGCTTTATGTCTCGCCTATTGTCTCCGGCAAGGTCATCCGCAGCCGCGGGGGCGCAACCTCCGAATTTACCCCGGGTTACGTCAAACCGAAGCACTTAGCATGGCTTTCTGAGGCTTTCGTGTAGTTGCTGGTTTTTGTACTTAATCATTTGATAATTATGGTTAAGTTTTTCTAGCGCTTTCACTGGATTTTCCTCGTTTTCTGTACGTTGCAATCACCTCTGTATTGCAGCTTGTATTGCTTTTTGGGGGCTAAAAATGGCTGGTGAGAACAAATTGAGTGACAAGGCGCTTAAGGGGTATCTGGGAAAATCCAGAGAAAAGCAGGTTACTGTAGCGGATGGGAAGGGGCTTTCTGTTCGTGTGAGTAAGAAAGGGGCTGTAAGTTTTGTTTTCTTCTACAGGTTAGCTGGTGGTATAGCTGCACCGGTCTGGTTAACGTTGGGTAAATATCCTGATATGTCACTCAAACAGGCAAGAGAAAAGCGTGATGAGTGCCGAGGATGGTTGGCAGACAAACGCGATCCACGTATCCAGATTAAGATTCAGGCTGAAGAACGCTTAAGGCCGGTTACTGTGGAGGATGCATTAAATTACTGGTACGAAAACTACTGCAAGGTTCGCCGTAAAACCCATGCTGTAACTCTGGCGAGATTTCGAAAACACATATTTCCCTATATCGGGCATTTGCCTGTAAATGACACACATCTTTATGAATGGCTGGACTGTTTTGACCGAATTAAACGTAATGCACCAGTTATGGCGGCGTATGTATTTTCTGACACAAAACTGGCACTTCGCTTTTGCCGGGTTCGCCAGTACACAACGTGTGATGAATTAAAGGATTTGCGCATGACTGATGTCGGGCGGGTCGCAGGTAAGCGTGATCGGGTTCTTAATGAGGCTGAGCTAGGACAGCTATGGAAAGCCATCTTTGTTGAGCCTGATATCAAGTTGATGTCCGAATATGCCAGGAAAATGTTTGTACTGTGCACGGTTTTCGGATGCCGCATGAGTGAGGCCCGATTATCAGAATGGAAGGAATGGGATCGAAAAAACTGGGTGTGGTCCGTTCCAAAAGAGCATTCAAAAACTGGAGTGGAAATTGTAAGGCCAGTACCCGAATTTCTGAGACAGTGGATAACTGACGTCTACGAGGAAACAAAGCATACCGGCTATGTGCTGGGTAGTCTGCGTATCAGAGAAAGCGTAAGCAAAATTGGTGGAAAAATTGGTAAGCGCCTGGGCCATGAAAAACAATGGTCTCTACACGACCTCAGGAGAACGCTTTCAACTCATCTGAGCGATCTCGGTGTGGAATTTCACGTTGTTGAGCAGTTGTTAGGCCATGCGTTACCTGGTGTGGCTGGTATTTATAATCGAAGTAAGTTTATGGCGAAGAAACTTGATGCGTTGGATCTCTGGACGACATACCTCAATAGCATCTCAGGCGCAGAGTCAAAAGTAACAATCCTCAAACAAAAGGTTGGTTAACATGAAGAAAATAGCAATTGTTGATAAAATGGGCCTTGAGTACATTCCTAACATTGACCGTATGATCCGCGAGAAAGAGTGCAGGGAACTAACTACTCTTGCGAATAGCACTCGCTGGAAGATGGAAAAAGAAGGAAAATTTCCTAAACGTATCAAAATCGGTGCTACTGCTGTTGCATATCGCCTATCTGAGGTGCAAGCATGGATCAAAGGAAATTGGAATTAATTAAAAACATGTACTAAGTAGTTTCCAGAGAAGGTATCTTTGTCGTAGATACCTTCTCGTGTTTTAATTTTCTCTACCTGGCCCAAATATTTTCCCGAACAAATTAATATCTTCAATATCAGGGGGGTATTGAAATATTAAAAGCTCCTCCAGTGGATGACCCGAGGTAGCATTTAATGTATTAAGATCCATCGTAGGATTATCTTGCATAAATTTAATTAAATGTTGAAATGTTGTGTAAGACAACACATCAGAAATAAACGTGATTGCTGAATTTTCAACGCGAATATCAACTTCGAACTTCCCATTTTTGGGTCTGGGGTCATGTGATAAATTGGTTATTTGGGATTCGATGTATTCGTTTTTGGTTATATGTATTTTATTCTTTTCTCCATTTAAAAAATTAACTATTCTGGAATAATCTTTTTTCATTCTTTTTAATACGCCGGAATCTATATTATCACTTACGATTTGTAATTTTATATCAGTGTTGTATTTTTCAATTAGCTTGGTGCAGAGCGATAGAGCCATAATTAAGATGTTTTGCAGTAACTGAGAGTGCATAGACTCTTTTTTTTGCTCAGGGTTGAGCCCAACAAAAGATGTATACGATGACGTATATATTACAGAGTAAAAAAACTTAAGGTTAAATTGTATAAATAAATTTCTGATTAACTCAATTACTTTGGCTTGCTGAGTTTTATCTAGCTCTGACATGTGTAGTTTTTTTAATGGATTGAGGTTGAGTTTACTTAATCCACTCTCCATTTTTTCTTCTAGACTTGGAAGAACCCAGTCATTGATAAGGAAGCCTGCCATTACTCCTATTTTGTGGTTGGGGCTTGAGTTTGAATAACCTTTGTCACCAGATTCATCTATAAAAAAATATACTGTTGCTTTGTTCACGAAATCTCCTTATATCAATTGCGTATCGTATTAATTAAACTCCGTTGTTTTTTAAAATCACTTAACTTTTAGGAATTACTCCACTTTTGCGAAGTTTATCTCTACAAGCATCTTTAACCCACGAACTGAAGTTACCCACTCCTGCGGCTTTATTTATCTGCTCAAGAAGATCATCTTCAAAGCGGATGTTCTTCATAGTGCTGCCTGAACGATCAAATTTGTGTTTAGAACTTTTATCTTGCATTGGTAGGTACCGGAGTTGTAAGCTAGATTTGAATGGTACCTACCGTTCGTTGCAAAAGCAACTTAAAACAGCGAAGCCCGGCAGTGGTGGAACACTAACCGGGCCTCTGACCACAAACCGTTAACTGGAGTAACGACTATGGCTGGAACACAGCATACCCAAACTCACCCCAAATTTACATGGCTCTTTCTGGCAACTCCTAAGGGCTATCCCGACTGTTCGCCAGTGGTTCTGCGTTTTGACGCTGACAGCGAAGCTACTGCCCGCGCAGCCTTTCCAGGATGGGATATGGTCTTTGCCGCCAAAATCCGTGCAGAGGCACCTTGCCGTGTTGCTTTCTTCGATTATTCCACCCGTCGCGGCTGGGACTTTGACAGCGCTTCAGACATGGAGGTAGTCGGTCATGCTTAACACGTACCGTAGCGAAAGCGATCTTCTGCTGATGGCACAGGAAGTGGCGGCGCTTCTGTCCTGCGCTGCTTATCTGTCGACTATCCGTGGAGAACAAGAGCGTATCCATCTTATGAGCTTAACAGGGCTGGCCCATCGTCTCTCTGACGATCTCGCTAATTCTCTGGACAGAGCCAGTTTTGAACTTCCCGAACAGGGAGAGTTGAGCGGGGGTAAAAAACATGTCTAACAGAAAGCCAAAATTAAAAGTCAGCCTCTGCCTACCGCAAAAATTTACTGGCCGGGTAATGCTCTACATGCAAAACGGTGTAGTAAAAAGTGAAGTGCGTTTATTGCCCGAAGAGATTATCGGTACTCCGACTCTGTTCACGCAGATGCTGGAGCGTGCGGGTTACCAGGTTACACCAGTAGAAAAGGGTTAAGCCATGAAAACGAAAAATACCGGAGTTAATGCCGGGGGCCTCGCTCATTCTGAGATCCTGTCTGGGGACATTTACAGTGATAACCGCGGCGAACGCGTGACGGTAAAGCTGGTGGTCGGAGACCGTATTACGTATGTACGGGACGGTTATTCAGGGGAATGCGTTTCCTCCCTGATGCGTTTCGAAAAAGAGTTTTCACCAGTAAAAAAACAGACTTTCGGTGACTGGTGCAAAGCCAACAATACTGCAGAGAAAATACAGAATATCCGCGCGATGATTGCGGCTAAGAGAGCCGGGAAATGAAAAACGCACCGAACGTAAAGGCGCTGCCGAAGGACAAATTTACTGAGGCGATCATCTTCGCCGGCGCCGATGCCTGGAGCCATGCCAAAAGCTGGGAAGAGGGGATGGGTAAACAGGTGGCCGGAGACACCATACCGCCGGTATATCTCGGCCCCCGTCAGCTGGTGGAGCTGGACAACCTGCGCATTGTTGATGACGGTCGCAAGGTGGCTCGGGTCTACCTGGCTGGCAGCATTGAACCGCTGATGATTAATGCCATAGGTGCCAAACTGGCGAGTGCCGGTGTAGAGGATGCCAGGTTGTATAAGGGGATCCCTGACCGTGAGCCGGAGGACTGGCACGACTATCTGAAACGGCTGCGTGAGAAGCCGGAGGATGAGGAAAGAATAGTGCTGCAGCTGCCAGTAGTGAAGAGAGAACCAGCACACGCTGAAGTAAGCCCGGCGCTTAATCAGATGGGGGCCAGCCAGCGTGGTGAGGTGCTGCTGGCACATTACGATGGCGATCTGGCTATTCACGCAGATTCGGACATGGTTCATCACTACAACGGGGTGATCTGGAACCCTATTCCGGATAAAGAGCTGCAACGGGAAATGGCGCAGATCTACATTGATGCTGAGGTGGCCTACTCCCAGAACGCCATTAAATCGGCGGTGGAAACCATGAAGCTAAGCCTGCCAGTGATGGGCGTAACGGCCCGCAACCTTATCGGCTTCAGCAACGGCGTGTTTGATACCCGGACGGGGCAATTCAGGGAGCACAGCAAAACCGACTGGCTGCTGATTGCCAGTGAGCTGCCATTTAGTCCACCAGCTGAGGGGGAAGCGCTGGCCAGCCATGCGCCGAACTTCTGGAAGTGGTTGCGCCGTTCCGTGGCCAACAACGACCGCAAAACAGATCGTGTGCTGGCGGCGCTGTTTATGGTGCTGGCTAACCGTTACGACTGGCAGCTGTTCCTTGAGGTTACAGGCCCTGGCGGCAGCGGTAAAAGCGTAATGGCGGAGATCTGCACCATGCTGGCAGGTAAGGCCAATACCGTATCAGCCAGCATGAGAGCACTGGAGGATGCGAGGGACAGGGCGCTGGTGGTCGGCTACTCACTGATCATCATGCCAGATATGACCCGTTACGCTGGTGACGGTGCCGGGATTAAGGCCATTACCGGCGGCGACAAGGTGTCAATCGACCCGAAGCACAAAGCGCCTTACTCAACCCGCATCCCTGCGGTTGTGCTGGCCGTTAACAACAATGCTATGACATTCAGCGACCGCAGCGGGGGGATATCGCGCCGCCGGGTGATATTCAACTTCACGGAGGTAGTACCGGAAAACGAGCGGGATACGATGCTGGCTGAAAAGATTGAGGGGGAGCTGGCCGTAATTATTCGTCACCTGCTGACTCGCTTTGTCAGCCAGGATGAAGCCAGACGGCTATTGCATGAACAGCAGAAGTCAGAGGAGGCACTGGCTATCAAGCGGGAAGGTGACTCGCTGGTGGACTTCTGCGGCTACCTGATGGCATCGGTAGCGTGTGATGGAATGTTTATCGGCAATGCGGAGATTGTGCCGTTCAGCCCGCGCAAGTACCTGTACCATGCCTACCTTGCATACATGCGGGCCAATGGTCTGAGTAAGCCGGTATCGCTTATGAGGTTCGGCACCGATATGCCTGGTGCAATGTCTGAATACGGCAAGGAGTACCACAAGCGCAAGACCAAACACGGCATACGTTCCAACGTCACCCTACACGATGATTCAGGGGAGTGGATGCCATCATGTGCAGCTACCTCAGAGAATGGAGGGGTAGAGTAAAGTTATAGATAAAGTGTTCACCAGTATTCACCCTGTTAAAAAATCTATCTATTACATGGTGTTGAGGGGTGAACACTTATTTATGAAGTATTCACCAAAGTATTCACCTGTTCACCTTTTGATGTTTTTTGCCCTAAAGGGTGAAGGGTAGGGTGAACACTAGTGAATACCTGAAAGAGAAGTGTACACCACTTAACTGAATGAATTTCATTACAAAATTTTCAAAGGTGAACGGGTGAACACTTAAACGCATATTTTTTAATTTTATGAAGAGGATTCAGGATGAAGCGCATTAACGAACGTGCCTGGGAGGTGTTTGGTATCTATGGAAGAGTTTGTGAAAGCTGCTCCGGGGCGATTGCCTTAAGTTTGCTGCAGGCGCTGGCGATGCTTAGTTGTCTTGAAAAAAGAGATGCTGGTGGGTTAATCCTGTATTGCATTCTGACTCTCATAGCCGCCGTGGCGACTATCGGTTTTTTAGCCTCGCTGATAAGTATAGGAAGAACCATCCATCTACAAAGCAAAGGCCACAAAGTGGCTGAGTATCTGATTTCCTGTATTTTTTATCCGGTAGTTATTGGCATCCTGCTTACAGCGGTTGCGACTCTCAAATCTGTACAATGAAAGCTACAGAGTAGCCATGACGCTGAAAATTTGGGGTAATGTTATCCATTAGTTTTTTTAAGTCGAAAAGAGGATGTGATGAAACGACTCATTGAAATCAGAAACCGTCTTGAAGCTATCGAGCAGGCGCTTAATGAGCAGTACCCCCGGTTCAGGAAGGATCCTGAACTGACGCAGCAGATAACGGACCTGAAGGACCACGTGCAGGCGGAACGTAAAAAAATACAGAAGGAGCGCGCACAGGGGCTGCTCTCAGAGTTCGAGTGCGCCTTCATTGAACCGGCGATCAACGATGTGTACCTGTCGGCACTGGACAAAATAAGACGCGGGTCGAATCCGAGTGCAGGCGTAAATGTCTACATTTGCGAAACCTCCTTCACCATGAACCACTGGCTACATGTAATAGAGGCGCACCAAAAGAAAAACACGGATTAACAGAAATAAAAAAACGGGCCTTTAAAAGGCCCGTTGGGTAATACCAGTCAACAATACTAAGCTTCTTTGGAGGAAAGCGAGATAAGAATAGCAGATATAAATCCAAAGTAACTCACCTGTGATAACTCTACACATTATTGCACGCTATTGCATATAGTTGCACTCAATCTGATGGGCTAAATCAATGGTAAAATTGAACCTGTAGCAACGTTAACTATCACTTTTTTACTGAGGTAATATATGGCAAGTCTGTATTCACCAGCCGAGCTTGTGCGGGTTGTTAATTCTGAGGATATTCAAAAAAAATTGAATGCCCTCTTTACTGATTTATTTTTTACTCGCGCTGTAACTTTTGAAACACGCGATATCATTCTGGATACTATCGACGATCCAAACATTCCGATTGCAGCCTTCTGCTCACCGATGGTGGGTAGTAGTGTCGCGCGGGATGAAGGCTATGAGTCAAAGTCTATCCGTCCCGGTTACATGAAGCCCAAGAGCAGCATTGACCCTAACAAGCTGGCCGTCCGCCCTGCTGGCGTACCGCCCGACCAGTTCAATTCACATGAGTCGCGCAACGTTAAAGTTAAGCAGGCCATTCTTAAGCAGTCTGTTGCTATCCGCGCCCGTATTGAATGGCTTGCAGTTCAGGCTATCACGACAGGTAAAAACATTATTGAGGGAGATGGAATTGAGCGTTACGAGCTGGACTGGAACATCAAATCAAGCAATATGATCATTCAGGCTGGTGGTGCGGCCTGGTCGGGCAGGGACAAACAAACCTTTGACCCTAACGATGATATTGAGACCTACGCTGAAAATAGCGAGGGTGTCACCAATATTATTATTATGGGTGGGAACGTCTGGAAGAAATACCGCTCCTTTAAAGCTGTAAAGGATTTGCTTGATACCCGTCGCGGATCTAATGCAAAACTGGAAACAGCACTTAAAGACCTTGGGGACTCAGTAAGCTTTAAGGGATATATGGGTGATGTCGCCATTGTGGTTTACAGCGGACGCTATACCGATATTGATGGCGTCGAGAAGTATTTCCTCGATCCGGATCTAATGGTGCTGGGCAATACGTCCCTGACGGGTATTGTTGCTTATGGCGGTATTCAGGACCCCGAACTTATTCGCTCTGGTATTACTAAAGCGGAGATGGCGCCTAAAAATTACATCATTCCTGGCGACCCGGCTATTGAATATGTGCAGACACATTCCGCGCCGCAGCCGATCCCCGCTCGCATCAACCGCTTTGTCACCGTTCGCGTGGCTTAAGGAGAAAGAATGTCTGCACATTACGTTGAGCTGATGGCCGGTACTGAAGCCCTGGTATCGACTCTGGGAATATTCAGTGCTGGCAATGGGGTAATACCCGCATTAACGCCGCTGATGCTGGATGCCACTACCGGGGCCTTGGTTGTATGGGACGGTGCCCATGCCGGGCAGGCCGTCTATGTATCAGCCTTTGAAGTCGATACTGCGCGACAGACTCAGGCACAGGTATACAAAGCAGGGGTGCTGAATGTGGATGCACTGCAGTGGCCTGAGTCGGTAACGACTCTGCCGGCTAAAGTGGCCGCGTTCATTGGCTCTGGTATTTCTGTTCAGCCTCTGGCGCTGGTTTAAGGAGATGTACATGCATAGCAATGATAACGGTCTGAACGCACTCGCGGATATGCTCTGGCCAGATAGTGAAGTTAAAGCCCTGCTGGATATAGCGGATGCCATGAAACTTAGTGAGCGACTCGTTGATATGAATCAGGTGGTTGAGCTCACTACCCTGAGCCGTCGGACGCTTCTCAATCTCGAGGCACGCAGCGAGTTTCCGCAGCGCGTGCAGGTGACAGAGGGGCGCAAGGCCTGGTATCTCAGTGAGGTTGTGGAGTGGATCAACAATATCCCCCGTAGCTCTGAAGCGTGTCAGGTGGCCGTGCCAAAAAAGCCTGATGCGGCGCTCTGTCTCAAGATTGAGCGTGTTCGCCGCCAGGCACGTGAAGGAAAAAGTAAGTACATAGGTTAATAACATGGAATGGCGGACTGGGTCCGCTGTTTTCTTGGTTAGGCTGGCATGCAATGGGTTGGAGTTAAAGAAAATAATGGCAAATGCAGGAAAAGCGCCGGGAGGAATAAATACCTTACGTCCTGAGCATGCATTGTTATGGTCAAAGGGGGAGAGTCATTTAAAAATGATTAGTCCATGGAGGGATTTCAATGATCTCGAAAAAATGGCTATGGGCTGGATTGTTACTCTGGGATGGGAGCGGACGGGAACTGAGGAAGAGAAGCGGATAGTCAATAGTATGAAGATATATGGTTATTCGACAGAGGAGATTGTGGCTACCAGAAACAACATGACAAGTAAAATTGAGAGCTGGAGGCCACTGGGAACCCCTTGCCCATGGCGTTACCCGAACCTGTGACCATCGAATTGCAGCGGGTCCTTTCTGGTGATCCGGCGCGTTACGGGGCGACGACCTCACAGGATTCCGCTACATATGAAATTTTCTGGGGATACCACACCACCACCACTCCTTGATTAAAAAATAATCAGATGGAAAAGGTAATGTAATGAAGGGTAAGAGTTTTTTTGTAAGTCAGCAGGACATTGCTGAGCATTTCGGCGTAAACAGAACCACGATCCGCACCTGGACTAAACAGGGCATGCCCTATCTGGAGGCCGATCGTGGGAAGCCCGGTGGTTATCACATTGGCCACGTCTTGTGGTGGAGTATGGGTAAAAGACGCTTTGAAGAAATCGAGTTTCAGGGTGATACGAGCGCACTGGAAAAAATTATGTTTGCCAGGCTGATTTCTTCAGAACTCGATGGACCTTACGGCGAAGAGTTTGAGCGCAAATTTGATGAGAGTTTGTTGATTTATGGCTATACGCTGGAAGATGTGAGCATGGCGAGAAATAAGATGGCTGGTTTTCGGGCCGGGTGGTCGCACAGGGTCGCTGCCCGCCCAAACGGTAATTCGGTGACCTGAGCAGGCAGAAAAATCAGCAGATTATAAAACCGGAGAAAAAGAGAATGCAGAATAAAGAAGTGATGACAACCATCAAGTTAAGCGGCTCCTTAGCCAAAGAGTTTGGCCGTGTACATCAGCGCCTCATCAGTACGACAAAAGAGGCTGTGCATGCTCTGTGCGCAACTGTTCCGGGGTTCCAGAAATCACTGAATAGCAGTAAATCTCGCGGACTGACCTTCGCCATATTCCGTGGTAAGAAAAATATCGGAGAGGACGATCTTGGCTACCCGGTCACAGGTGAAGATATCCATATCGTACCGGTGATTATCGGCAGTAAAAAAGCAGGGCTGCTGCAGACCGTCATGGGGGCTGCGCTGGTGGTTGTCGGTGCGCTCACCTATCAATATGGCGGGGCTATGCTTGTGACTGCCGGGGCCGGAATGATGGTAGGCGGGATTATGCAGATGCTCTCACCACAACCCGCGGGGATTGCCAGCAAACAGGATGCAGAAAATAAAGCCTCATACGCTTTTGGTGGTGCGACCAATACGACCGCTCAGGGGAACCCGGTTCCGCTGGCTTATGGTAAACGCCGCATCGGTGGCGCGATTATCTCTGCCGGGATCTATGTTGAGGATCAGGCATGATTGGGCAGCCAACCATATGGCCAGAAGGAGAGACGTTCACGCAGGTAGTGATAATTCCCACAGGATGTGGAGCCGCTGCCCTGAATGGTATGGAGCCAGCGGGGTATGAGGATTTTCCCGTAATGGTCACTTTCAGGATCCCACCGTTCGATGTGGTATTGGAGACGTGGAGAAATACCGACCCCGCAAAATCATTCGGCCTCTTTCGTCAGTTCATTGCTGGCTGGGATCAAGAGGATGAGTTGAGCGATAAAGTCCTAATGGGCTATTTGTACGCCTACCCAGGCACTGATGAGGCACTTTTTAACTGCTGGGCGAATTATATGAAAAGTAGGCTGGCAGCCAGTCAACAGCAGTACAGTATCCCACTTAGCCAGGCTATCAACTGAGGGCTCTATGGACCAGGAAACGATAGAAGAAGTGATTATCAGTGCGGCGAGGCTCAGCGGTCACGAACTTAACGGCCATGAGCGGCTGATTGTTCGTACCCGCGTTTCATCCGCACTGGCAGCCAAAGAACGGCATCGCCAGCGAATGGCTGCAGCGCCGTACCAGTGGAAGAAGCCCGCTCCGCGCCGGTGAATCACTGCCGGGCGGCGTACTTAACGCATAACGGGCAGGTTAACGCATAGGCTCCACGCATAGCTAAGGTGTGGTTACATCCGGGATTATGCCGTATGTAGGGGGAGGTATTCAGCCAACCCTCACACATTCCCCTGATAATGAATTATCAGCGCCGCCGGTATCTCTGGTTATCCGGCACGTTCCCGGCAGACCGTAGCGCGTCACGTTACACCAGACGCCGGGAGCATCTCCCCAGCCCTGCTGAGTATTCTGCCGCTGCTCGTATACCGTGACCCGTTCCAGCAGGCCACCAGCAACCATATTTTCCAGCGTGCGCCGGGTAGATTCGAGCTGGTGGCGCTTATGGAAGGACTCCATGCCGTGAAGCAGGTATGCAATGCCTGACACGTCCAGTGGTGGTGCGCCGATTTCGCCCGTCACCCAATCGAGGTTATCCGGCTCAAAGTAGCTGAGTATCTCTTTTTTGCGGCTGGTCATTCTCATGGCTGGCTGATTCCTTATTGTGGGAAAGATGTATCATACAATAAGAAAGGCCGCATCAGTGGAACGGTTCAGAGAATCCCTTAGCTAATGGTTGTAGTGGATACAGCTTCTCTGGACGGCAGTGATAACGAACTCTTTGAATTGCTAGTTGTATTGCAAACGAGTTTTACAAGCAATTTTCAGCATCATTTTATTTTTAAAAATCATTCGCATACTTTCATAATTGACTCATGTAACCGAAGCATGAGGTCAATCCGCAGATGACCCTGCGCCGCCTGCCAGATGAAGATCCGCAGAAACTTGCCGACCCCGCATACCGCCGCCGCCGAATCATCCTTCAGAACATGAAAGATGAAGAGCTGGCGATCGCGCAGGTTGAAGAAATGCAGGCGGTCTCAGCTGTTCTCAACGGGAAGTACACGATGACCGGCGAAGCCTTCGAGCCTGTTGAAGTGGATATGGGCCGCAGCGCTGGCAACAACATCATTCAGGCGGGGGCTGCCGGTTGGTCGAGCCGTGACAAAGAAACGTACGATCCAACCGATGACATTGAAGCCTATTCGATCAATGCCAGCGGCGTGGTCAACATTATCGTTTTCGATGCTAAGGGCTGGGCGTTATTCCGTTCGTTTAAGGCGGTAAAAGAGAAGCTGGATACGCGTCGCGGCTCTAACTCCGAGCTGGAAACGGCATTGAAAGATCTGGGTGAGGCCGTTTCTTACAAAGGCATGTATGGCGACGTGGCCATCGTAGTTTATTCGGGCCAGTACGTTGAGGCTGGTGCGAAAAAGAATTACATGCCTGATCTGACCATGGTGCTGGGCAATACCCAGGCCCGCGGTCTTCGCACCTACGGCTGTATTCAGGATGTGGATGCACAGCGCGAAGGTATTAATGCGTCGACCCGTTACCCCAAAAACTGGGTACAAACGGGTGATCCTGCCCGAGAGTTCACCATGATCCAGTCGGCCCCGCTAATGCTTCTCGCTGACCCGGACCAGTTTGTCACGGTCAAACTGGCATAATCCCGACTTCGGCCCAGCAGGGCCGTTTTTTCTTTCTGAGAGGAAGTTATTAATGACCAAAGAAGAACTGATTGCGCGGCTGAAAGCGCTGGCGGAACAGCTGGGTCGTGATGTCAATCTGACAGGCTCCAAAGAAGATCTGGCGATGCGAGTTGCTGAGCTGGAGGAGGAGATTGGGGATGGGGTAGACGATGACCCGGATCCGGGTGAAGAAAAGCTGGCTAGTGGTAAGACTAACGAACAAGCTGCCGGCTCAGTGTCAAAATCTGGCGATAAAGAAGAGCTTGTCAGGGTTAAGACCCTTTACACCCTGCATGTTGATGCCTGGCACGAATTCCATTATGAGCCGACGTCACTGGTTCAAACTGGTCTAATTGTCCGGGTATCACCTGCCGATGCCGATGAATTAGTCGCGCGCAAGCTGGCTATTCTCCTTTAAATGGGGGCGCTGTGGCTGAATTCGACAATATTTTTGATGCAGCTATTGCCCGTGCTGATAGCACTATCCGCAATGTAATGGGGGCTGAAGCTCATATCACCTCGGGTTTGCTGGCTGGTGGTGTGGTCAGTGGAGTATTCGACGATCCGGAAAACATCGGTTATGCCGGTGACGGTGTGCGGGTAGAGGGCGCAAGCCCCTCACTATTCGTCGAAACAGCCCGCATCAGAAGCCTGCGGCGCATGGACACGATAACGATTTTCAACGAGCCATTCTGGGTGGAACGAATCACGCCAGATGACTGCGGCTCCTGTTATGTGTGGCTTGGTCGCGGCTTGCCCCCGGCCAGTACCCGCCGACGATAGGAGGTTTCATGGGGTTAAAGGGGCTTGAGCAAGTTATCACCAACCTGAACAGTCTTGACCGGAATATGGTTCCCAATGCCAGCGTCTGGGCCATCAACAGGGTTGCAGCGTCGGCAATATCGCGCGCTGTCCGGGTGGTAGCCCGCGAGGCAGTTGCAGGAGATAACCGGGTCAAGGGATTACCTGTCCGGATCATCAGACAGCGCGTCAGGCTCAGCAAAGCGTCGACCTCCGGGAAAAAATGCAGGATCCGGGTTAATCGCGGAAATCTGCCCGCCAAGAAACTTGGGGCGGTACAGGTCAGGCTAACAAGAAAGAAAGGGAGGCTCTTGAAGAAGGGCAGCGTCCTGAAGGTCGGAAAATATCTTTTCAGAGACGCCTTCCTGCAGCAATTAGCCAACGGCCGCTGGCAAATAATGCGGCGAGTCAATGGCAAAAGTCGTTACCCCATCGATGTTGTGAAGGTCCCCCTGGTCGAACCGTTAACAGCGGCTTTTGAGCAGGAGAAGCAGCGCATGCTGAAAGAAGACATGCCGAAACAACTCACTGCCGCGCTGCGGCAGCAACTGAGGCTGTATTTAAAGCGATGAAACATACCGAAATACGCTCTGCTGTTATCGATGCGCTGGAAGGCACTGTAGGGAATAGCGTTATTTATTTCGATGGGCGTCCTGCTGTTATTGAGGAAGAGGATTTTCCGGCCATCGCAGTTTACTTATCTGATGCGGAATACACCGGAGAGGAGTTGGACAGCGATACCTGGCAGGCAACGCTTCATATAGAAATATTTTTGCCTGCTCAGGTTCCTGACTCTGAGCTGGATAAGTGGGTGGAAACACGCATCTACCCCGCAATATCGGATATTCCGGCACTAAGCAACCTTATTACTGTGATGGTCCCGCAGGGCTATGAATATCAGAGGGATGATAGCCTGGCGCTGTGGAGCTCAGCCGATCTGAAGTATTCAATTAATTACGAAATGTGAGGACAAAATGCCTACACCGAATCCTATGGCTCCCGTAAAGGGCGCTGGCACAACGCTCTGGCTGTATACCGGCACGGGCAACCCGTATGCAAATCCTTTGTCCGATGCCGACTGGCAGCGCCTGGCAAAGATTAAGGAGCTGACGCCGGGCGAAATGACGGCCGAGTCGTATGACGACACCTACCTGGACGACGATGACGCTGACTGGACGGCGACGGCCCAGGGGGCAAAATCAGCAGGCGATACGTCGCTGACGCTGGCATGGAAGCCCGGTGAGGACGGGCAAAAATCGCTGGTAGCCTGGTTTGTTGATGGCACCGTGAAGGCTTACAAAATCAAATACCCCAACGGCACCGTGGACGTTTTTAAAGGATGGTGCAGCAGTCTGGGTAAAGCCGTTCCTGCGAAGGAAGTGATCACCCGCACCGCCAAAATTACCAACACCGGTAAGCCTGAGCTGGCGGAAGAGAGTGGCTCCCCGGCTATCGCCGTCACCGGTATCAAACTGGATAAAGCTACCGCCAGCGTGGCCGTCGGCGCCACTACGACTCTCAATATCAGCTTCACGCCAGCAAGCGCCTCGGACCAATCGTTCCGGGCAGCGGCCTCTGATAGCTCGAAAGCGACGGTTGTGGTGAGTGGGAAATCGGTCATTGTCACCGGCGTGGCTGCAGGTACGGTTGATGTCGTTGTCATGAGCAATGACGGCAGCTTTATCGCAACCTGCAAAGTTACCGTAACGGCGGCGTAAGGATAATCAGATGGATTTTCTCAAAAAAGAAGAGTTTGAGCACAACGGCGTCAGGACGCAGATCAGTGAGCTGTCTGCGTTGCAGCGCATCAGCTATCTCGAATACCTGGCTCGTGAAGAGAAGGACCTTAGCGTCGACGTGGATGAGCTGAGTGAGCAGGAGGTCAATGCCCGACTCATCAATATGGATATTAGCACCGGCGCGCTGCTCATTGCGCTGTCGCTCTGGCATAACGATCCGTCAGGGCCATCAGAAGAAGAGCTGCAGCAACAGGTACTCCGCTCATGGCCACCGGAAGCCATTGGCAAGGCGCAAATTCAAATCCAGCTGCTGTCCGGCATGTTGCCACCGGTCTCAGATGAAGAGCAGGAGACGGAGAGTATTGATAACACTTTGCCGGTTGATGAACCCGTGACCGCGGAAAAGCCTTAGCCAGTGAGCGTGAGTTTGTCCTGAAACTGGCGCGCGAGTTTGGTCGACCCGACTGGCGTGCCATGCTGGCTGGCATGACGTCCTCCGAGCTGGGCGATTGGCATCATTTTTATCGGGAGCGTTTTTTCCAGGACGCGCAGCTCGACGCACATTTCTCCGGGCTGCTTTACACCATTTCCACTTTTCTATACCGGGATCCGGACATAACCCCTGCACATTTCAGTCTGCTGTCGCCAACTGCTGAGGCAGTCGGGCAGGTGCAGGACGATGACGCCATGATGCTGGCCGCAGAGGGCATTACAGGAGGCACACGATATGGCCCAGCAGATTAGCGATCTGGTTATTAACCTTGATATCGACAACGCATCGTTCAGTGAGCAGGTTGCCAGGATCAGGAACCAGTTCACCGGTCTGGCGAGTGAGACAGAAAAGGTGCAGGCGCGCATGCGGAACGCGCAGGCCGCCCAGGTAAACGCACTTAAGGCCGTGGGTGATGCCGGCGCAAGTGCTGTCTCTGACATGCAAAAACGTCAGACTACCGCCTCAGCGCAGCTGAACACCGAACTGCAGCAGGTTGCGAAGTCAGTGGAGGAGACGCATCAGCGCGTTGCCGGATTACGACAGCAATACCAGGAGAGCGGGGCTCAGGCGGAGGCACTGGCGCGCAGGCAGGATGCGCTGGCGGAGTCTTTTTTTCGCCAGATTGATGGTGTTCGCTCGCTATCCGGTGAAACCCGATCGCTTGCCATAGTTCAGGAGCGGCTCCGCCAGGCGCGCGCGCAGGGAAATATTACACAGGGCGATTATCTCTCTCTGCTTTCCCGCACCACGGCACGGCAAAAAGAACTGCAGCAGGTTGAAGAGAAGGCGAGCCAGGCGCGTGAAAAATTCCTGCGCCAGCTGAAGGCTCAGGTTGTTGAGCAAAAGCTGTCTGACGCAGAGCTTATGAGGATGAAAGCGGCGCAGGTAGGCGCTGGGGATGCCGCTGAGGTCTATATCCGCAAACTGGAAGCGGCGAAAGTGGCCACGCATGGCCTTGGACTTCAAAGCGCTGGCGCCCGGCGAGAGATCGGCATCCTGGCCGGAGAGCTGTTGCGCGGAAACTTCGGCGCGTTACGCGGATCAGGCATCACGTTGGCTAATCGTGCGGGATGGATTGACCAACTGATGACTCTGCGCGGAATGGGCATTGCCGGAGTGGTCGGGGGTATCGCTGCATCCGTCATTTTGCTGGGAAAGGCCTGGTATGACGGCGGCAAGGAGGCCGAGGAGTTCAACAAGCAGCTCATTCTTACCGGGAATTATGCAGGTAAAAATGCGGCACAACTTCAGCAATTATCTCGGGCGATATCCGGGAATGGCGTAACGCAGCATGCTGCGGCTGATGCACTGGCTCAGGTTGTCGGATCCGGTTCATTCTCCGGTGGCGCTGTCGATATGGTGGCTAAAACCGCCGCCCGCATGAAGGAGACAGTCGGCCAGGCGGTGGATGAGACTGTCCGACAGTTTAAGCGACTGCAGGAAGACCCTGTCAGTGCCGCGCAGGAGCTGGATCAGGCTATCCACTTCCTTACGGCAGCGCAGCTGGAACAAATACGCGTTCTCGGTGAACAGGGCCGCAGCGCGGATGCAGCAAAAATCGCGATGTCAGCCTATGCGGATGCGATGAATGAGCGTCTGACAGACGTGCATAACAACCTGGGCTGGCTGGAAACGGCATGGCGGGCTTTGGGTAATGCTGCCGCATGGTCCTGGGATCGGATGCTGGATATCGGTCGCGAAGATACCATTGAGGAAAAAATTGCTGCTCTGCGGAAAAAAATCGACAACGCCGGTCAGCAGATTGGTCGGGTGTACATCCCTGTCAGCCAGGAGGACCGTGACCAGCTGGCGGCTCTGGAAGAAGAAAAATTTCAGAATGATTTAAAGAATGCCCGGGATAAGGCCGACCAGAACGAACAGGAAAGGCTGAAGCGGCGCAATCGGCAGAACGCTGAACTTAATCGACAGAATGAGACGGAAGCCTCCAGGCACAAGCGTGAACTGGCGCGCATTAATGCAATGGAGTATGCCGATGCGGATGTCCGTGAGGCTGCGGTAGGGCGGGAGAACGAACGTTACAAAAAGGCCCTTGAAAACAAGAATAAGAAGCCTGCTGTCCGCACCTCTGCAGGTGACAAGGCTTCTGAGGGGGCGCAGTCTGAGCTTCTTTCCCTGCAGGCACAGCTTAAAACCCTGCAGCAGCATACCAACGTTAATGATGTCATCAGCAAGCAGCGACGTGAACTGTGGCAGACGGAAAATCAGTATGCAGTTCTACAGGAGGCAGCAGGGCGCCGGAAGCTTTCTACGCAGGAAAAATCGCTTCTCGCCCACAAGGTAGAGACGCTGGAGTATAAGCGTCAGCTGGCGGATCTCGGAGATAAAATCGCTCGCCAGCAAAAGCTGAATGACCTCACCGACCAGGCCAATAAGTTTTCGCAGCAGCAGAGCGCCGTGCGTGCTGGATTACAGGCTCAGGCTAATGGTGTATCAGGGCGTGATGCCACCCGGGAAGCAACGCTGCAACGTCTGAGAGAAACCTATTCATTTAATCCTCAGGCTCAGCAGAAGGTGCTTGCTGAACAGCAGGCTACCTATGAGGCCGAGGATGCCCTCCGCTCGAACTGGCTCGCTGGCGCAAAGCAAGGGTGGGCCGACTATCAGGAGTCTGCCACCAACGTATTCTCATCCGTTCAACAGGTCTCTCAGGCAGCGTTTGGCGGGCTGGCAAACCAGCTGACAGCGCTGAATACAACCGGAAAAGCCAGGTTTAAAGAGTTCACGTCCTCCATTCTGAAGATGATCGCGCAGGTCATTAATCAGCTGATTGTCGCCTACACCGTTCAGGCCGCTATGGGTTGGCTAAGTGGTGGTTCCAGCTCATCTTCTTCAGGGCAGTCTTTTTCAGTACCTTCGTACCGTCCACCCGGTTACGACGGTGGTGGGTTCACCGGCTATGGAGGAAAATTTGAGCCGGCGGGCGTCGTGCATCGCGGTGAGTTCGTATTCACAAAAGAGGCGACCAGTCGAATCGGGATCGGCAACCTCTACCGGATGATGAGGGGTTACGCTACCGGTGGATATGTCGGCGGAGGTGTGCCTGCGAGCACATCCGCTGCTGGAGTGACGGTAAATATGGGCGGGATTTCTATCACGCAAAGCAACAACACCCATGGCGAACAGGGTTTGCGGGTGGACGAGGGGGCGATTATCAGGCAGTTGAAACCTGCTATGATAGGCGTAGTTAGTGAACAGGCGTCAAGGCCTGGAACGCCTCTTTGGAATGCTATAAAAGGAGCCCGATAATGAATTTCGTAGTCGACAACATGATGTCTCATGATAATGATAATGGAAAATTTACCGTTGCAAATGTTCTAATAACTGACAGTGATAACACTCTTTTGCTAAAGGCTTTTGTTAAGATCCCTTTAGTTTGGGATGAAACACTTCAGAGAACACATGAACGTTTGATTGAGGAAGCAAAGAAAACCATTATCAAAGCTCATCAAGTTATTTGATTTTCCCCTATAAGTGAACCCGCTATGCGGGTTTTTATTATATGGGTTATTAAAATGGTGGTATATGGCAATAGAAAGTTTCTCTTGGCGTATTCAGGCCGCTAGCCAGTCTCCTACCAAAAGCACAGATAATATCCGTAAAGTGCAGTTTGGTGATGGCTATTCTCAAGTTTCAGGAAGTGGAATAAATGAAGAGACTCTGAGCTACGAATTTTCATTTTCTGGCGATCCGAAAATAGCGTTAGATATTTATGCTTTTCTGCGAAGGCATAAAACAAAGTCATTTTCGTTTAAGCCTCCATTTGGTGACCTGGCATTATGGCGAGTGGCTGGTAACTCCCTGCAAAAAGTGCCGCTCAGCAAAAAAGTAATTACCATATCCGCAACCTTTGAACAGGCATTTGCGCCATGAGTTTAAATAGCGATTATCAAAAGCTGGAGCCCGGAAATGAAATCCGGCTCTACGAAGTTGATGGCACGGCGTTTGGCGTTGACGATGTTCTGCGATTTCATGCTCATAATATCGCGCATACGCCGGAAGAGATAAGTGCTGCAGGAGGGGATGAGTCTAAGCTACAGGCGAAGGCTATCTGGTGGCAGGGCATGGAGTATTCTGCGTGGCCGTGTCAGATAGAGGGAATTGAGGCGTCCACGAGCGGTAGCAGCGCACAGCCAAAGTTGTCGGTCGCTAACCTCGACAGCTCCATTACCGCGCTGTGTCTGGCCTATGATGACTTGCTGCAGGCTAAGGTGTCTGTCCATGATACGCTGGCGCAGTATCTGGATGCTGAGAACTTCCCGGCTGGAAACCCAACGGCCGATCCGACGCAGGAGAAGCTGAAGGTCTTTTACATCGATGCGAAGAGCAGTGAGTCGAATGAGGCTGTCGAATTTACACTCTCGAGTCCAATGGACCTGCAGGGGTTGATGATCCCTACGCGGCAACTGCATTCTCTCTGCACCTGGTGTATCCGCAACCAATATCGTTCTGGTGAAGGCTGCGATTATGCCGGCAGCCGCTACTTCGACAAAAATAATACCCCCGTCGATGATCCTGCTCAGGATATCTGTAACGGTACATTGCGGGCCTGCAAGCTGCGCTTTGGCGAAAATAACGAGCTGCCTTTCGGTGGGTTCCCGGGCACCTCGTTGATAAGGAGCTGACATGCGCCAGAAAACAGTTGATGCCATCATGGCTCACGCAGCTGCGGAGTATCCACGGGAGTGTTGCGGGGTCGTTTGTCAGAAGAGCCGTGTTGAACGTTATTTTCGCTGCCGTAACTTGGCCTCAGTGCCAGAGGAGCACTTCCACCTGTCGCCTGAGGATTATGCCGCGGCGGAGGACTGGGGGACGGTGATTGCTATTGTCCACAGTCACCCTGATGCGACGACCCAACCCAGCGAGCTGGATAAGGCTCAGTGCGATGCAACCCTGCTACCATGGCACATCGTCAGCTGGCCGGATGGGGACCTTCGGACCATACAGCCCCGGGGGGAACTGCCGCTGCTGGAGCGGCCATTTGTGCTGGGACATACGGACTGTTACGGGCTCATCATGAGCTACTTCAGGCAAACGCACGGCGTTGAGCTTCCCGATCTTCGCCTCGATTATCCGTGGTGGGAAGACCGCTTTACTGAGAATTTATACCGCGACCACTGGTACGAGTGCGGATTTCGGGAGTTCTCTGGTGCGCCGCAACCTGGCGATATGGTCATCATGCAGGTGCAGGCGAGTAAGTGGAATCATGCCGGGATCCTGCTGGAGGGAAACATGCTGCTGCACCATCTCTACGGACACCTTAGCCAGCGCGTGCCGTATGGAGGTTACTGGCAGGAGAGAACGATGAAGATCGTCCGTCACATTTCTATGTGTTAACCTCGGAGAAAATGACAATAAAGGGATAGTAATATGAAAGCATTAATTATAGCACTTTCTGTACTGAGTTTAACTGGCTGTGCTACATCAGCAACGGACCCGGCCAAGGCCAAGTTAGCTCCAAAGGATCGAGTTTATTCTTATCAAGAACCTATTGATAACGGTGCAACTCTGACTGTAATCCGAGACCATGGAATGTTAGGCGGTGGGTGTTATTATGGCTTTTATATTAATAAAAAACGCGCGGCTAGTTTAAGTACCAGCGAAAGAGCTGACTTTAAACTTCCAGCTGGTGAGTGGATGTTGGGATTCAAGGGTGAAGGAAAGCTCTGCATTGCAGACGATTTTATTAATGAGCGAGAGGTGGTATTAAAGCCTGGGCAACATAAAGGCGTTCGTTTATCTGCTGACCCAAGTGGCAATCTAGATATTAGACCTATCTCGCTCTAATTTCATCATCAAGGCCGCAATGCGGCCTTTTTAATTGGGGGTGTGTATGCAAGAGGTAATGACAACCATTTTATTAAGTGGGCAACTTGGAAAGGAATTTGGGCGTAAACATAATAGGCTTATCTCTCGCGTTTCCGATGCAGCCGTATCTCTTGCGGCAACAATTGATGGTTTTAGAAAGTTCATGAGCAAAAGCGAGGAGAAAGGCTTGACTTTTGCTGTGTTCAAAGGGGAAGTTAATTTAAGCAAAGATGAATTAGACTGCAGCACCTCTGGTAAAGTTATAAGAATAGTTCCTGTCATTATTGGGAGTAAAAAGGCAGGGTTATTACAAACCATCGCTGGTGCAGTCCTTATTACAGTCGGTGCCATTATGACTTATATGTCAGGTGGCACTGCATCGCCATTGGCCGCCGGGCTCATGACGACTGGGTTTGGCATGATGGCTGGTGGCGTTATTCAAATGCTTTCACCTCAACCAAGCGGTATCTCTTCTAAGCAAGATAGCGACAATAAAGCATCCTATGCTTTTGGTAGTGTGACTAACACCACTGCCCAGGGTAATCCTGTACCGCTTGGATATGGTCGGCGGCGTATAGGCGGAGCTATTATCTCTGCCGGGATATATGTTGAAGACCAGCAATAATAAATAACTTTTCCATCAGGCCACTTCCGGGTGGCTTTTTTTATGGGCGTAATATGTCAACAGCAACCGTAATTAAAGGCCGCAAGGGCGGTAAACCAAAAACGCGTACTCCAGTTGAGCAACCTGATGATCTGCAGTCGGTCGCAAAGGCTAAAATTCTGTTGGCGCTGGGTGAAGGGGAGTTCGCTGGTGGCCTGACGGCAAAGGATATTTATCTGGATGGCACCCCGCTGGAGAATGCCGACGGCTCCCAGAATTTCAGCGGCGTGGCATGGGAGTTCCGTCCAGGCACTCAGGCGCAGAATTATATCCAGGGTATTCCGGGTTCTGAGAATGAAATTAGTGTGGGCACTGAGATAAAGAGCGCTACGGCTTGGACTCACACCTTCACGAATGCTCAGATGTCTGCGATCCGTCTGCGCCTGAAATGGCCGTCACTGTTCACTCAGGAAGATGACGGGGATCTGGTCGGTAATACGGTGAAATATGCCATCGATCTGCAAACTGATGGTGGCAGCTGGCAGACGGTTGTTGATACGGCCGTAACCGGGAAAACGACGTCGGGCTATGAGCGTAGCCATCGTATTGAACTCCCTCAGGCGGCAAGTACCTGGACTGTACGTCTGCGCAAAATTACTGCTGACGCTAATAGCGCAAAAGTCGGCGATAAAATGACTCTGGAAAGCTACACAGAGGTCATCGACGCAAAATTACGCTACCCGAACACCGCATTGCTGTATATCGAATTTGATTCCAGTCAGTTTAATGGCTCTATTCCGCAGATTGCCTGTGAGCCCAGAATGCGCGTAATCCGGGTGCCGGATACCTATAACCCTGAGACCCGGGAATATTCTGGCGTCTGGACCGGTGCATTCAAGTGGGCGTGGACCGATAACCCAGCCTGGATTTTTTATGACCTGGTGGTGAGCGGTCGATTTGGCTTGGGCAACCGCCTGACCGCTGAAAACATCAGCAAGTGGACGCTCTACGAGGTGGCTCAGTATTGCGACCAACTGGTCCCGGATGGAAAGGGAGGCGATGGTGTAGAGCCTCGTTATACCTGTAACGTTTACGTGCAGGATCGCAATGACGCCTATACCGTCCTGCGTGACTTCGCGGCCATTTTTCGGGGTATGGTCTACTGGGGAGGTGATCAGATTGTTGCCCTGGCTGATATGCCTCGCGATGTGGATTACACGTATACCCGGGCAAATGTGATTGACGGTAAGTTTACCTACTCCAGCAGTTCCGCAAAAACGCGTTACACCACTGCACTGGTGTCATGGTCAGACCCGGCCAACGCCTATTCTGACGCCATGGAGCCTGTTTTCGAGCAGCCACTGGTAGCGCGCTATGGCTTCAATCAGCTGGAAATGACGGCCATCGGATGTACCCGTCAGTCGGAGGCGAACAGGAAAGGCCGCTGGGGTATCCTTACCAATAATAAAGACCGTGTCGTTACGTTTGGCGTTGGCCTCGATGGTAATATCCCGCAGCCGGGTTACATTATCGCCGTCGCAGATGAAATGTTGGCAGGTCGTTCCAACGGCGGTCGCATTAGCGCTGTCAGCGGACGAGTCATTACCTTTGACCGCAGCGTTGACGCCAAACCCGGTGCGCGCCTGCAGATTAACCTGCCGTCAGGAACCTCCCAGAGCAGGACTATTCAGTCCGTTAACGGCGCCCGCCAGGTCACCATCACCATCCCATTCAGCGAAGCCCCTCAGACGGAGTCCGTGTGGGCTATTGAGTGGGATGAGCTGTATCTGCAGCAGTATCGTGTGGTAAGCGTGTCCGATAACAGCGATGGCACATTTACTGTATCTGGAGCTGCCCACGATCCGGATAAGTTCTCCCGTATCGATACCGGCGCCATCATTGACGACCGTCCGGTGAGCGTAGTTCCGCCGGGACATCAGGCTGCGCCGGAGGGCGTGTCCATCACGTCATATTCAGTAGTGAACCAGGGCATCAGCGTTGAAACCATGCAGGCCAGTTGGGCTGCCGTTAAAAATGCCATCTCGTATGAGGCTCAGTGGCGCCGTAACGACGGTAACTGGGTCAACGTTCCGCGCAGTTCTACCACCTCCTTTGAGGTCAGCGGTATTTATGCCGGTCGCTATCTGGTGCGCGTCCGGGCAATCAACGCTGCAGAAGTGTCCAGCGGATGGGCGTACTCTGAAGAGAAGACGCTGACGGGAAAAATCGGCGAACCGCTGGCGCCGGTGGGGCTGGCCACCACCTCGCTCACGGCCGGCATTGAAATCTCCTGGGGTTTCCCGGCTAACTCGGGAGACACTCAGCGGACCGAAGTGCAGTACAGTCCTGATGGGCTGGGGAATGGTGCGCTGCCGCTGACCGATGTTGCCTACCCCGGCAACCGATATCAGCAGATGGGCCTGCAGTTCGCACAGCAGTTCTGGTATCGCGCCCGCCTTGTCGACCGACTCGGGAACAAATCACCCTGGACAGGCTGGGTCTACGGAATGGCCAGCGACAACATGGATGATTATTACAAAAATCTGGACGACGCTATTCGTGACACGGATACCTGGGGTGAGCTGAATAAGGGCATTCAGGATAATGCAGACGTCTCACAGTCTATTTCTGATGCCGTTGATGCGGCGCGTTCAATTGCGGATGAGGCCGCAAGAGGGGTCGCGCATCAAGCTGAGCAGTTAGCTGATCAGGCTGGCAGCATCACGAAAAATACCAATACCATCGTTAAAGAGATCGCTGACCGCAAAGCAGCAGTGACTGCGGAAGCTGAAAAACGCGCGAAGGATGTAGCTCAGACCGCAGCAGATGCTCGTGATAATACGAGCCAAGTAGCCGCCCAGGCCGCCGCTGATTTATTAGCTGCGAGAAACGAGGTTGAGGCTCAGATCAGCTCGTCGAATACCACAATGCAGGATGGCTTTGATAGCCTGGCGCAGCAGATCGCGTCGATCAGCGCCGGGACTGGAGAGCAATTCGATAGCCTGAAAATCTGGTATTACGACAGTGGTCCGGAAGGGTGGGCACAGGATGATGCCAACAATACCCTTTTGTCGGTAACTGACGATGGCTGGATATTACCGGCGGGTTCGACATCAACGATGCGGTCACCCAACCCGCTGGCCATCAATGGGGATTCGTATAAATACCTCCGCCTGCGGATGAAGCGTGTCGGGAGCCCCACCTGGTCAGGTTACGTATACTGGATTGGCGCCGGAGAGCAGGGGTGGCAGGATAGCCGCCGATTGGCTATTCCGGAGCCTGCGTTTGACCCTGATACTGGTATCAGCGTTATCTCGATCGCTGACATTCCCTGGCAGGCATCAGATATTATCCGCCGGTTGAGATTTGATTTCTCAAAAAACCAGAATGCATCTAACTATTTTGCGATCGACTGGCTGGCAGTAGGTCGCCCATCACCAGGTGCATCGCAGGCACAGATTCAGGATCTGCGCTCTGCAATGACGGCCGCAGACTCAGCCGAAGCAGCATCCCGAAATTTGCTGGCAGTACAGCTGAGAGGAAGCAGTACCAGTGCAGATCCGAACCTCCTGACTAGCGGTCTGATATTTAATGAGCGCAAAGTCCGCATTACTGCTGAAAAGGCCATTGCCTCTGATGTAACCGCGCTTCAAACGGATTTTAACGCGAATAAATCTGAGGTGAGTCAGCGGCTCGATACGCTGACGGATGAGCAAACCAGTCAGGCAGGGACGTTAACGCAAATCAGCACATCGCTGGGTAATACTCAGCAGGAGCTGGGTAAGGTTCGAAATGATGTAGCGCAGAAGGCGGATGCCAGCGCGCTGCAGCAATTACAGAACGTTGTTACTCAGAATGGGAAAACGCTTTCATCTCAGGGGCAGGCAATCACATCGCTGCAGGGTGAGCTTAATGCCGCTGTCTCTACGCTGAACGGGAAGATAAATACCAAGGCTGACTCGAGCGCGCTGCAGTCTCTGACACAGCGTGTAACAGCTACAGAGAACAGTATTACCTCTCAGTCAGACCAGTTGACAACCCTCGGCGCGTCGCAAATCTCAGGCAGCGAAATTTATAACGGTACGTTTTCAACGTCGACTGCCGGCTGGGTTAATTCAGGTAATGGATCCGGGTTTAAATGGAGTAGTGAAAAAGCTCTGATTTCAACGACGGCATCAATCCGTACTGCTAACGTGACACCAATCCCTGTCGAGCCCGGTGAAAAAATTACGCTTTCACTCGAAATGCGTGGCACAGACGGCTATACAGGCGGCGGCCAGGACACGATGGGGTTCATTTCGGATCTTGGTAATCCCGTAGGCTGGATAGACGGAATGAATGCGACTGGGTTTATGCAGCGTCTGACAACAGACTGGTCGTCGTTTAATCAGGAATTTACGATCCCGGTAGCGTATACCGCGAAATATATTTATTTCCGCATTGGCGTTGGCTCTGTCGCGCCATCCAGCGCTCGAGTGATGATTCGCAACGTTATTGTCACGAAGCGGACCGGAGTTGCCACGAAGGCGGATGCGTCAGCAATGCAGGCGCTGCAGGCGCAGGTGACCCAGCAGGGCGACAACATATCGTCACAGGGTAGTGCGCTGACCCAGCTGCGCAATGACCTGGAGACGGTGAATGCAGACGTGGGGACAAAAGCCAGTGCCGACAGCGTTCAGCAGCTGTCGCAGGAGGTAACGAAGCAGGGTGATACCCTGACATCCCAGGGACAGGCCCTGACTCAACTGCAGGGCAGCTTTGACGGCCTGAGCGTGGGCGGCGCTAACCTTCTGCTGAACACGGACAGAAGCGCAGCGCCCGTCGCCAAAAAATCGCCGGCCAGCCGTTACGAACAGTGGGGGCTGACGGCGATTAAGGATCTGCGTTCCCTGACCCTCAGCCAGGATACTGACTTTACGTACTCCCTGTGGTTCACAGAGCTGGAGCCGAATTTTGGTACTACAAAACCGTTCACGTCCGTTGCCTTGGGGAAAAGGCCCGGCGGTGATAACTGGTCGTTGCGCCTGTTTGCCTACACCGGCGTGATTACGCAGGAATCAGCGACGGTGTATCGCTGGACCGGAACGATGAGAGTGCCAGCGTATTCGGTGATGGCGCTCACTAACAGCGCCGTAACGATGATTTTCGAAGACACTACGCAACAAACCGGTTGCAACATCGTCCGCATTCAGCTTGAGAGGGGGAACAGGGGGACTGACTGGTCGCCGGCTGCTGATGATGTGCAAAGCCAGCTCACCGCAACATCAGATGCCCTGAGCGGTCTGACGCAGCGGGTGAGTAACGATGAGGGGGATATTGCGGCCCAGGCTGCGCTGATAACGAAACTCCGCGGCGATTTATCAGCGACGAACTCAGACGTGGCCACAAAGGCGTCGTCGTCAGCATTGCAGTCTCTGGAGCAGAAGGTTTCTCAGCAGGGGAGCACTATTACCTCCCAGGGCAGCTCGCTCACTGCGCTGGAAAATAACCTGGCGCAGACGCAAAACGACCTGGACGCTTCGGGGCAGGTCATCGGTAACATACTGCAGAATGCCTCCTTTGAACGTGGGTTTACGGGCTGGGGCAACACAACCTGGCAGATATTCAATGCGCAGAACCCGCACTCGGGGAAAGTTATTCTTCGCGCAGGGCAGGTGACCGGCTCACCATGCGTTGTAGATCAGAGCGTATTTATGCGGGCGGGGCGCACGTATGAATTTGGCGGGTTCCTGCGTCGTGAGGCGGTAATGGAGATCCGCGACCCGGGAAATACCAAAATCAGCCTGCGCAACGACAGCGGCCCGGTGAAGGACATTCCGCTGACGATGGACAATCTGTCCACGGGGAGGGTGTGGACACGGTTTGGCGCGGAGTATACGCCTGTAAATGACGCCACGCTGACGCTGTCATTCAGGGCATCCCTTAATTCGGGATACATCTACCTTGACGATGCCTTTGTCGTTGACGTGACTGACGTTAAAAAAACGGAGGCCCAGGGAGCCGCTATCACCGGTCTCACTAACCGCGTCAGCTCTGCAGAAGGGCGGTTAGAGTCGCAGTCGGCGTCAATGACCAGCCTGAATAATACGCTGACCAGCATTTCAAATGATGCCGGCTCAAGGGCAGCGACCCCGGGCAACATGCTCAGGAACGCCTCGTTTGAAATAAATACGCAGGAGTGGGAGGCGTCGGGCCCTTTCAGTATTATCGAGGCCGTCAATCCCAGGAGCGGCAGCAAAATACTTAAAGCCACATCCGGGACGGCGGCGCTCAAGCAAAGGCTGTCAGTGGCATCAGGAAGAACGTACAGATACGGCATTTATTATCGTCGTAACGGATCCGCTGTAGTGGATAACGAAGCCTATAACAAATTGAGGATAGGGACTGAGTCCGATGCCTTTTTGCAGGAGTTAAGGATCAGGCCGGATATGTCTTCGGTTTCATCCTGGGCATATTTATCGGCGGACTGGTCTCCGGCGCAGGATATGGTCATTACCCTCAGCGTAATGTCTTCGCTTTCTGCCGGCGAACAGTATTTCGATGATGTATTCCTGATTGACGTGACCGCTGAAGCCCTTTCATCAGCAAACGCCGGCGCTATTTCTTCACTGACAAATAGGGTAAGTAATGCCGAGGGGGCGATATCTTCTCAGGGTAAAAGCATTACCAGCCTGACAAACAGCCTGAGTACCAAGGCTAGTCAGACTGATTTAAATGGACTAACAACCAAAGTTAACGCGAAAGCTGACTCAAGCGCGCTCCAGGCTCTGCAGAGTCAGGTCACGCAGCAGGGAGGGACGCTGACATCTCAGGGTGATGCGATCAGACAGCTTAATAATATGTTGATATTGGGCAATCAGATAGTCAACGGTGATTTATCGAGCGGCGCGGACAGCTGGCGAGACTCTGGTACGGGGTCATCATTTACCTACAATAGCGGAGAAAAGGCGCTGCAAACGGGGAGTGATTCAATTCGCGTCGCTAACGTTACCGCGATACCCGTAGAGGCCGGAATGCAGATGATGGTGTCATTTGAAATGCGATCGACTGTTGCAGTTACAGCGACCAGTTCGGACAGCGTAGGATTTGTATCATCGCCTGGTTTTAATCCGCAGGAGTGGGTTGCCCGCCAGGAAGGCTGGATGTCAGGAATTAAAACCGGGTATCAGGCTAAGCAATTTAAGCTGGTAATACCGGACTCGTATAATGGGCAGTTTGTCTATTTGAGATTTGCCTCTGCCTCGGCGACACCATCTACCGCAAGGATCCTCATAAGGAATATTGTTGTCACATCATCAATAGGGATAGCCAGCTCTCTGCAAGGGCTGACTACTCGCGTTACCAACGCGGAAGGGAAAATTACGTCAACAACAACGGAGGTATCAAAACTTACATCACGCGTTAATGATACTGAGTCTTCTATCTCTGGTCTGAATGAAACCGTGGCTCAAAATGGCCTGGCTATGGCCAACGGGTTTAATCAGATGCGCAGCATGATCGGCGATAACAGCGCTTCTATCACGCAGACCAATAAAACGGTCACGGATTTGGAGAAATCCACGACAGAGCAGGTCAATACGCTGAACTCGAAATATGGCGACATGTCGGCGACGGTGCAGCAGACGGCATCAACGGTCGCTGATATCAACGGCAAGCTCGGGGCGCAGTGGGGCGTTAAGGTTGCGACTGGGAACGGCGGCACGCCGGTGGTCGCCGGTATTCAGCTGGGCATTAACGGTAGTGGCCAGAGTCAATTTCTGGTATCTGCTGATATGTTCGGAATTTATACCCCCGGAGCTGCTGGTAATCAGGTGATGGCATTCGCCGTGGAGGGGGCAAACGCATATATTCGTAGCGCAATGATAAAAGATGCCTCAATTGATTTTGCGAAAATTGCAAACAATATATCTTCAACTAACTACGTATGGCAAAGGTCAGGCTGGGCACTAAATAAAAATGGTGATTTTTCTATAAATGGTTCTGGAGGAGGAGGCCGGGTAACTATAGATTCATCTGGCATGAAAGTATTTGACCAGAATGGAGTGGCTCGTGTAACAATGGGGTTATATTAATGAGTTATGGCTTATTAGTTAGGCATCCGGATGGAACTGTTATGTTCGACATGGGAGATTACTCTACCAGATTCGTTACACAAATACAGGTTAGAGTTCCAGCAGGTCAGGTAGCCGCATGGTATGGAATGGATATAAACGATAGCGAGTATTTTGCAACTATTGTAAAAGGTTTGGATTCATGGAATAACGGCTTGCTACTGACCGATTTAATAGCGATAGCCACAAACGGGAGTGTTGAGGTTAGATATATGGATGGGTATGCCCTCGCTTATGATTCCAATGTGTTAGTGGATATATATAGGTTCAAATAATGGCTTATGGTTTTGTAGTAAGAAACGATAGTAACGCGATTGTTATAGACTCTGACCACAGGCATACGGTGTTCTACGATAAACGGACTCCATCACTAAATGATGTTGGCGCTTATGGTGGTAGTACGCCATTTGGAGACTTAAAAGAGCTTGGCTATTTGTCATCCAATTTTTATCCCACGGAAGGATTTTTACATTGGTTCCGATTTACCCCAGGCTCCTGGGGTATACCGGGAGCGTGGATGTTTAAACCTGGTGGGGTTGAGATAATCCGGACAAGTAGAACGCAATCCCTGCAAAAAGGTTACCTCAATGTATACAATGGAGGAGGAGAGCTTATATGGTCTGATATTAGCTCTTATGATATGCCACGTATTAAAGGTTTTATTCATCCAACATTAGATGTTGATAATAATGTGCAGTCTATCTCACCTGGGTTTAATCCGTGGATACTGTTAAATAACACCCCTGGAAATGTATCTTATGATGGCACTTCGCTGGGATACAGTGGGTTATTTATGCGGTGGGATGGTGCCACCCTCCAATATAAATGGCAGCAGAGATACCAAAAATCATTCGGAAATACTTTTAGCAATCGAGAGATTCTGAATATACCATACGCAATATTCAATTACGGCAGATAATGATGGCAACTATCAGTGATGAACTAGCCACAAGCATTCAGAAATGTTTTAACCAAACCTATACTGACCTTGCAAATCAGCAAAGTTTTTTATTCGGCTCTGGTGATGTAACTATCAACAAACCGGATGGTTCTAAAGGTGTTGTTAGATCATGGAGTAAACTACTCGAACAGGTCGATCCGTTTATAAAAAATGGTGCGCGAAAAGACACAGATGTGCAGTTTTCGAAGAGCCTGTCGGCTAAGGGCGATATATCTTCGGAGGGGGCAATTAAAACAAAGAGCGCATTGTATGCCGGAAATATAGAGCTATCATCTGCCACTCCATATATTGACTTTCATTATAATAATTCAACTTCTGATTATACTCAGAGAATTATAGCGTGGAACGCAGATGTTTTAAACGTAACTAGCGGGTTTACTATTGAAAAAAATCTCAATGTTTTGGGGTGGACGGATTCTGCCAGAACGGTACGCGTCTATGACGCTTTAGCGTTTTTAGGAATGGATACAAAGGACCCGCAGGGAGGTAACGGAAGTGTTATTTCGGCACCGAGGTGGTCATCTCGATTTCTTTCACGAGGGTCGGATTCAAATGGCCAAGCGGGAGCGATGTTATGGTTTGAAGAATATTCCGGGTATAACCATAAAGCTGTTTTATCTGTTCAGGGTTATAGCGCACAAATGCAATATTGGCAATTCCTTAACGATGGTCAGATATTAGGGAATAGAGGATATGTCCAGTGGGCTGGAACCTCAGATATTAATTATAAAAAAGAAGTGAAGGCCACAGATGGAGAAAAGTCATTAGATAATATCTGCAAAATGGGGCTGGTAACGTTTATCTATAAAGATGACGAGCAGGAGCGAGTTCGCCGTGGCGTAATTGCGCAGCAAATCAGGACCATTGACGAGGCCTATGTTAAAGAAAGCGAGTTGACGTATCAGCAGGGTGATGAGGTTATCACACAGGCGAAGTTGGTGCTGGACTCTAACCCCTTACTTATGGATGCCCTGGCCGCAATTCAGGTACTGGCAAGACGAGTGGAGGAGCTTGAAAAACGCAACCTATAGCGATGCCCCTATCTCTTTCATTTTAGCTAGCACGCGAGTCAGCTCGTTCTCATCAAGTGCCAGCTGTGCAGCCATGAAAAACAGGATGTGTGGAGACATAGCGCGTGGTTCCGCGCCGCCAGTGTATTTTCTCCACTGACTGTTACTGGCCACGCCAGCCAAATCCGCCATTTGGTTTCCTGTAAAGCCTAGCCGTTCCTTCAATTTTTCCAAATCTTCCGGTGACGGGGGCGTGTAATCATTGATGAGTCGCATAGAGTACCTGTCAAAAAGCCCCTTCCGGGGCTTCCTGTTAAATGAATTTGAGCAGTACCGTTGTGATGGTAGCGACCGCGCCGATAAGGCCGGATGCCACAACTATCGGATACCAGGCTGATTCCCTATTGAGTTTTGAGGTCTCGGCAATCAGCTTTGCAATTTCTGCGTTAACTTTCGCTAGTTCTGCATGGGTCATTTCGTTGCTCATTTGTTCATCCTTTCGGGCTTGGGCTGCGGCCTTTCCGCTACCTCATGTGATTAATGATAGCCCCTTTGGTGCTATCTGTCAAAGGGCTCTGGTCTAAAAGCCTAGAAATTTACAAAGGTAAAAAATCAAAGTCTGGTAGTAGGTTGAAGCTGCCAAATGGCCTTATCAAGGAAGGGATATTGATCTTTGAAAACAATAAAACTACTGTATATGCATTCAGTGTTCATGCGGTAATTGATATGCAGTTCATTAAACCAGCAGATTTGCGTGAAGTTGTCACGCTCCCTCTTTTTTCCGATTTTGTGCCGTGTGGATTTCCATCTCCGGCGCAAGACTACGTAGAGCAACGCCTTGATCTCAATGAGCTGATGATAAGACATCCCAGCGCAACCTACTTTGTAAAGGCCGCGGGCGATTCGATGCGGGACGCAGGGATAGGGGAGGGAGACCTGCTGGTGGTTGATAGCGCAAAAACAGCTGAGCATGGAGATATAGTCATCGCCGCCGTAGATGGAGAGTTTACTGTTAAACGGCTGCAGCTACATCCTGTAGTGATGCTGGCGCCTGAAAACCCGGCATACCAGCCTATTAAGATTGGATCTGAGGACAGTCTGGAGATTTTCGGCTTAGTTACGTACATTATTAAATCGGCAGGCTAACGTGTTTGCACTCGTTGACGTTAACTCGTTTTATGCTTCCTGCGAAACTGTATTCCGTCCTGACCTAAGAGGCCGCCCTGTCGTAGTTCTCAGTAATAACGACGGCTGCGTGATCGCCAGATCAGCTGAAGCCAAAAAATTTGTGACGATGGGGGAACCATTTTTCAAACAACGGGAGCAGTTTCGGCGGCACGGAATTATCGCATTCAGCAGCAATTATGAACTTTAGTAAGTTAAATGGAATGCAACATCTTCGGTATAAACTTTAATCAGTTGTTATGAACTGAAAGGGGAAGGCCGTGAACACTTCCATGCATTCCGCATCTGCTCTTCTGCTGACTGAGCAGTGGCTTACAATTCTTTCGAATTTAGGAAGAGCCAGCGCAACTATTAAAGCCTATCGAAGTGCCCTGACGCATTTTTTTGCCTTCTGTGAAATACACGACATTGCTCCTGAAAGAGCTTCCTTTGAAGACATTGCAGGATATATCCGACCTCAGCTCCCTGATATGCCGTCGTCCGTTGCAAGCGCCACGCTCCAGTTGCGCCTTTCAGCTCTTCGTCTCTGGTATGACTTTCTGGTTTATCAGGATATTTGCAGTCTCAACCCGTTACCCCGTTCGGGTTTGCCTGGTGCCATTTATACCGGACGCGGCCTGATCCCACGTATCAACCGACTCCCCGTTATTCCCGATGACGGGGAGTGGCTCAGGTTCCTGAAACACGTTTCTGCAGCGCCTCTGCGTGACCGACTGATGCTTGCTCTGGCTTATTATGGGGCGCTCCGACGTACTGAAGTGACGGCTCTGAGGCTTGAGGACATTGACCTGGCTCATCGCCTGATACGCATCCGGGCAGAAACGACGAAAAACAGACGGGAAAGAATGGTCTGCTATAGCGCCGACGTTGCGCCGGTACTGGCAAACCATTTTCAAAAGCTACGGCTGGAAGGCTGGTCAGGCGGTGCTTTGTTCCGTTCCGTCTCTGACCGTAATTACGGCGCTCCTCTCTCTTTCTGGAGCTGGAGTAAAACCGTACGGAAATGGGCGGCAGAGACTGATCAGCCAGACATCACCACGCATACTTTTCGTCACCTCCGGCTGACGCATCTGGCACGGGCCGGATGGAAACTGCATGAACTGGCTACTTATGCAGGGCACAGGGACCCACGTACAACACAAATTTATATTCATCTGTCGGGAACGGATATGGCTGCCCGCATGGCTGCTGCCGTCGCTGAAACCGACCGTAAGATTGCAGGGCTTATCTTTCAGGCGGGAGCCGTGTGA